TCTTTACATATTGTGAAGAGTGATGAGTATGCCACCACCATCTATCTGAAAGAGATACAGATGTCATTCCAACATAGATAATCTCTTTTGTATCTTTCCAGCAGATTACATATATCTTAAAACTTTCCATGATGAACACATCTCAATTAGATACATTCAAATTTTCAGATATTTCTCAGACTTCGCGATTATCTGGGTGCGCGAAGCAGGCCAGATATTTAAGAATGAGGCGTTTTTATTTATCTGAAATTCTTCACCCCATTTTTTCCAATTAGAGATAGCGCAAAAATGAAATACTATGCAGCTATTTAGATCCCCCTCATAAATATATTGGCATAGAATTAAGTTCCCCTTGAGCTCTTACAACCTCCCTTGAATAGAACTCATATAGATAATTTAATCTTTCTTTTATAGATGGATCACCTCCCCTCTCATTAAAGTCAATCATTTCCATACGAATTCTCATTAATACACTCATTCTTTCTTTAATAAATCTCTTTATCTCACTCTCCCTTCCATTTTGTCTTTGCCTTGCTGCTATATCCTTTGCCCTATTCTTAAAAGCCCTGTTTGCGTTTGTCTCTGGATTATTGCGTCCTGCATCGGCAATCTGAGCAGCTCTGGTTTTTCTTTTTAAAGAATTGTTTTTCTTCAATCTCCTTGTTCCTGTTGGCATACTACATAGAGGGAATATTTCTTTCTTAAAATTTGACTCTCATTTCTCTTGCCTACAAATAGCAAATGGAGCACTTATCTGAGAAATTTCAGGATGCATCTCGAGAGGAGCAGGTCCAAATCGTAAGCATAGGTCTTCAATGTTGGGATATTCTTCATTCTGAACTTCAGAAGGTTCAAGAACTTGACTCTACAAAGCTGATTGAGAAGTGGAAGGAGGAAGGAAAGAAGGAGGGTAAACGTGAAGGTGAAAAAGAGATGAGGCGTCTGATTAGAGAAAAAGAGGATCGTCTTGAAGAGCTCGACTCCCAGCGTATATCATTAGAGCGCAAGCTTGAACGCGCAGTCTCTGAAAAGCAGAAGGAGCTTGAGGAACTTGAAAAGAAGTGGCGCCGTGATTCGGAGAGGGAGAAAGAGGTAATTTCAAAGGAGGCGGCTCTTATTGAGCGGGCTCAGAATATGAAGTCTATCAAGGAGTATGAGATTCAGATTGCCCAGCTGCAGGCCAAGGAGGATTGGCAGCGCGCCTACAGTGATACCCAGAAAGAACTTGAGAAGCTAAGATCTCAAATGGAGACAAAGGTGCAGAGTAGCTATGAAATTGGCCAGGAAGGTGAGGAGGAGTCTGAGGCCATGCTCCGAAAGATTCCAGAGTGGGACTGTGAAAAGGTGAGCAAGGAGAAGCACAAGGGAGACTTCCGCATGGTTTCTCGAACTAAGAAGACCTTTATCCTGGACAGCAAGAAGTATAAGGACAATGTTCAGAAGAAGGAGCGCGATAAGCTGATTAGCGATGTAGACGGAGACGCAACTGTCTCGGGAGGGATAATGATTTCTCTGAACTCCAATATCTCTACAAAAGAGAATTGCCAGATTGAGACAACGCCTGGAAAGAAACCTATCTGTTATCTGAACTTTGTTGGTATGGCTATCGATGCAAAAATAGCCTACCTTTCATCTACTCTTAAGTTCCTTGAGCAGTATGTTGGAACAAATGATGAGCGTGAGAAGAGTGAGCTTCTTGATAGGATGCGCGAGGCCCATCGCAGAATTGGTGAGCTCAAGCATGATACAGAGAACATTCGCAACAAGGCAAAGGAAGTGTATGAGTCTTTGAAGATAAATGCTACAAAGATTCAGACAATTATGGATTTCATTCTTCAGGATCCGTCTCCTGAACAGGTAAAGACGCCGCGACAGAAGAAGCAGAAGGCATTAGGACCCGCCCCTGCTCCCCAGACGGTAGAATAATATTTACTACATTACTAAGATGCTCTATATAAGGCATCTTCTGATCTGTAATCGCTTCATAGTTATTATGATCATCCTTGTATATACCCTCTGTAAATTCAATTATGGCATCGTCTACAATCTCACTGAAGTTTTCAGGGCCATTTACATACTTAAGAAAGTCAATGATTCTTACATTTTTTTTCAGCTCGCCCTTAATGCAAGGAATAGACCAACCATTAGTTAAATAAGTAGCATATGCAGATTCAAATATAGTATCAATATCATTTACCTTCCATCCTGAATCAGTAGAACCATTAGATCTTTCTACACTAAATCCATCTGAAAGATCGCGAAGAATATTTAGAAATGTTAAGATAGATCTATTTGTAATATCGCACATCATTGCAATTTGATTTCTATGATAATATGCTCGACAATCACGAACTGCAAGTTTATAATGATCATCGCATGTTTTCATTCCATATAAATGAAATGCAGTATATATTCTAGTTTGTTCCTTCCCACAATAAAAGCATCTGCAAGCCGTCATAATAAGGCTGGAAGGCTCTAGACGATTCTTTACAGGATCCTCCATTTGAATACATAGTTGTATAAAAAAATACATATTCAAATTTATTAAAAGGGCCGTGGAAAAGATTTTATTTACGCGCCATCATCATAGCCCTCTTCTTTGTATTTTTATTTTGAATTTGAAATGACTTTGCAATCGCGGCAACTTGTGTATCAGGGCACCCAGCCTTCTCCCTTGCGACCCACGAATAGGTGCGCTCCTCATCCTCAAGCCACTTCTTAAGATTTTCCTTCGTAAGAATTGTTCTAAAATCAATTCCCTGAGCTACAAGTTCAGCATGCTTTTTCGCTTCGGCCTCCTTCTGATATTTCTTCATCTCTTGAGGAGTGTGCTGAATTTCTGGGCGCACTGGCTCTACACACTCCTCTTCCTGAGTAACTGCGGGTTCAGCAACAACTACAGACTCTTGTGTAGAAGCAGGAGCAGGAACAGGAGCAGGCGTCTCAGCAGCCTTCTTCACAGTAACCTTCAGCTTCTTCTGATTGAGAGGAGCAGCTACCACCTCAGGCTCAACCATGACATTCTCCATCAGAGGAGCAGGAGCCTCCTTGTGAAAGACAGACGAGAGAAACGCATACTCCTCAGCCATTAACTCCTGGAGTGCCTCGTGAACTCCCTTCAGACTGTGCGCAGCAATAAGATAACGAAGATCTTGAACAAGAGAGCCAGACATTTTACTTATATTGTCTGGAAAGTTTAAGCGCTCTGTAGAGATGAGAGCTCCTCCTTATACTTATAAAACAGTAGAGGATATCTATTATCAGATGACCAGAAATCAACATCCATCAGTTTCAAATTTTCCCTTCCAAAAATATCCTTTCCTTCTTGAACCCTCCTCGCTATTGTTAAAAGGTTTGTATTTTCCTCACGATCTAGATCTGTATGAGAAAAACTCTGAATTTTCCTCCGCATGTCTGAAAGACTAGAGAAATAGGAAAAGTGCCACCCTGAAGGCATGCGGATTGTGGGGAGTAGCTTACCTCCCATACATTTATTTACACGAATCTCTGTAAGGCTAGGATACGATTTTAGCATATCTGAATGAATAATAAATGGATTCGTCCACAGATCCCCATCGATTATATGAGTAAAGTTGTAATAATAGAAATTCATCTGAGGAAAATATACATATGTCTTCAAAACATGGCCAAGTTCCTCCTTTGGAGGAAGCATTGAAAAATCATAGACCTCATCGCAATCGCAAACAGCCAGAAGAAAGTCGCTGCCTGGAAAGTCTCTGAGAACAGATCCCACAATTAGATTTCTCTGATAGGCCTCTTCTTCCCATGCATTTAGAACAGCTGGCCTCTCATTGACAATAATTTTGACCTTCTGACTATAAGGTAGGAACCAATCATTGTGAATATCAACATATAGCTGCTCCTTTCTCTTACCGCTATATGTATAGCGGCTCTCAACTATATAAAAAAAATCTATATAGTCATATAAATATTCTAGACGAAGCTTGGTGATCCAATCTCCATTGAACATAAATGTATCAATGAACATCTCTATTTATTTTACTCCCTTTATATAGAATGAACCCTTATATGGCTTTTTCCATGGAGGAGCGTAAGAGAATCGTGGCGGCCGATCCCTCCCTGAAGTCAGACATTGGCGGTGTCGCCAAGATGATTGGCAAGACCTGGAAGGGCATGAGTGATGCGGAGAAGGCCAAGTATGCCAAGAAGGGCGCGTCCATGAAGACAAAGAAGCGCAAGTCCTCAAAGAAGACAGATGATGAGCCTAAGAAAACGCGTAAGTCCGGTAAGAAGCGTGCACTCTCAGGCTTCATGAAGTTCTCCATGAAGATGCGTTCTAGCATCGTGAAGAAGAACCCGTCGATCGCGTTCGGTGCGGTCGGCAAGGAGCTCGGTAAGATGTGGGGTGCTCTCTCCGACAAGGAGAAAAAGTCTTATGCATAAAATCATAAAAAAACAGATTTCTTATAATTCATATACAGTTGGGTTGCTGTGAGAAATCTTGGCCTAGTGTTCCTTGTAGATCGTGGGACCTTGAATTATAGTCTACTATAATCCAAGGTATTCTTATAAAGCTGTAGTATGCTAAATGTTGCTGTATAGAGTCTATCAGACTCCTTAGTGTTTAAAATACAACCCTATAAAGAACAAGCTCCAATTGATTAGATATCAAAGTGAGTTGCTGTGTGGAGCTTTATCTCTAGATGGTTATATTGGGCAGGCTCCATTTGATTAGATATCAAAGTAGGTTGCTGTGTGGAGCCTTTTAATGTTTGAAACAATACTCTTCAGATAAGGGCTCCTAGAAAGCCTTATATCTAAAGGTTATTATGGGCAGGCTCCATTTGATTAAATATCAAAGTGAATTGCTGTGTGGAGCCTTAGTGACGAGACTCAGTGTATTCGAGTCATGGTGATAAACAGGTAGGGGAAAACCAGCGTCAATTTTTTAGCGCGCGACGGATGCGAGACGCTCGCGCACCAGATTGTAGCGGTCTGAGTCGAGGATGACTCGCAGAGCCTCCTCAGGGTTCTGCACGCGTGCACCCTCCTCTGTAAGGACCTTGAAGAGGCTCGGTGACCAGCCACTCAGCATGATCACACCCTCTGTGTCTGCTGTTGCGTGGAAGTCTGCACAGGTGGCTGCCACATTCCAGATAACAATACGCGGTGGAGTCCAGGGGGTGCCCCACATATCCTCTCCAGCCCGCTTGAAAGCCTCACGGATCATCTGGATGTGGGTCTGCCACGGAGCCGTCTTGACCACATGGCGGTAACTGTGGCCTGTGTAGAAGCTATTGCTGTCAGAGCTACAGGCCTTATCCCAGGCCATATCTGTGATCACGATAAGATCCTTAGGCTCCTGGCCAGGGCGGACCCGCTTCTCCTTCAGCGTAGAAAGAACCAAGTCCATTGCCTTCTGAAAGTCAGTGCTAAGACCCTGGCCCACGCGGCCAATGGAGCACATGCGAGTGTAGATATCAGCCTTCGGCAGCACCTGCCACTGTGGATCTGAGTCAAAGGTCAAGAAGATATCCTTGAACTCATCGCTAGTTAGCTCAGAGATGAGAAGGCCCATAGCCATGGAGACCCAGTAGGGCGTATCCCCACAGTTTGAGCTCTGCATAGAGCCACTGAAGTCGCACATGGCAATGGTGCGACCGAGACCACCAAGAGCCTTCGCATCCGCAACCATTCCATTCCAGACGGCCACGAGAGCGTTACGCTCATCTGCTGATGGCTCAATCACACTCTGGACAGGAGCAGCCTGCTGGTAGGCTCGAGAATTGAGCGCATTCAGCTTCTTGATGACCTCGTGAGGGTAAAGAGTCTTGGAGCCATTAATCTTGGCATTGCCCTCCGCCGCCTTCTTGAAGTGCTCCTGGAAATGCTCGCGGCACTCCATGCGGTCCTTATCATGAGGGTGACGAAGAACCTGACTCCTCTTAATGCTCTCATTGAGAAACGCCTTCATGTGCTTCTGGAGACAAAGGCCAGGCACCTTGGCAGGCTCAATCTCGGCGAACTTGCGATCACACATCTTAATCTCCGTCGTCTCAATGCGCTTGTTGAGGCCAGCAACCAACTTGCGATACCTCTTCAGACGCTCGCTGAGCCGCTTCTCCTCAGGAAAGAGAATAGCAGCTAGTGCCTTCGCGCCCTCCGTGTCCTTACCCTCGCGCGGCGCCCACTTTGCGCAGAGACTGATCGACTTGTCCTCAGACTTGGCGTCATCAAGGAGCTGCTTAGCCGCGAGCTCAAGAACCTGTGGGAGGTGCATGGAGAAGACATCGCGCCAGCAACCATACTCAGGCACAAGGTCTAGGAGAGCCAGTGCCAGGTGGGGCTTTACCGTAAGTGCCGTCGCGAACAGCATCTGGAAGAGGGCGCGCTCACCCTTTCCGCCGCGAATGTCCCGAGTCTGGAAGGCCAGAACAAAGGCATCCTCCTCTGCCTCCTCTAAGGCCTGAAGGAAGAGTGGCTCAATACTGGTTTGCGATGCGCCACGAACCAGCAGAACTGAGAGATCAAGGAGAGGGTTACCCGAGCCGCTGTAGACGTCCGAGCCCTTCATGCCAACAGTCTGAACCTTGGATGACATCTTCAGGTTATTGTTTATACATGTGTAAAGGAAGGGGAGGGTGTCAATTTTTTTTATACTGGCTTTAAAAAATAGTCTATCTCTATAAAGAATGCCACGATCCAAGAGTCCATCCGTTCACCATTCGGTTCCTCCTAAGCCTGTTGGCCTTGCAGTCGTCCCTCCCAAGCCAGTTGTAGTCCCGTCCCTTGCTCAGACTCTTAAAGAGGGATTTGCATTTGGCATTGGATCCTCTGTTGCTCGCACGGCAGTTGATAGAATGTTCTCAACTAAAGAGGAGACCGTTGACTGTTCTGATCAGAAGAGACTATTTGACTTATGTCTCTTAATCGAGGGAAATGAATCATTTTGTGGAAATGATAAAAATAGATATAAGAAGTGCCTAGAACACTCTACAAGCAAATCCATCCCTCTGGAAAAAGAGTAGGTTTCGCATCACCATACCAGTTCTTAGGATAGACTACTTTGTTATTTTCTCCAAGAATTGCTCCCCACCAACTAAAGGTGCTATTTGAGATCACAGCACCCGCTTTACATTGAATCATACAGTAAAGAGTCTGAAGTTCATTCATATCTGTCAAGATGATGATATTCTTCTTTGTAAATGAAGTAGCACACCAATCAGTATCATCTGAAAAGATGAGCCAGCTTTTGATATTTGGATTCTTATATTCTAAAATCTGCATTCCTAGCTCATAATACTCGATGGGTTGGGTCCAGTGAAACTGGGCCTGGTCTGGATTCAAGAAATCGCCACGACGAACATGGACAAACCCTGTTGTCTCCTGGTTAATAGGAGCAGGTTGAACAACCTTCAGAAGATTCTGAAGAATAGAGATTCGTAGAAAAGGTATGATATACAGTATAGCTGGAAGATATTGATAATACCCTTGCATAAGAATAATATCGTCTAGTTTGTATTCATCCGGTTCCCATTTTCTGAATGAATTTCCATCATCTGCAAAAATGGTTACAGTGGTTGGCTCTGTATAGACTCCTTCTGTAAATAGCATAGAGACATAGTCAAATCTATTTGTATTGTGTTTGTTATCAAGTGAAGAGAATGTTAACCTTATCGTTTTATCAAGATGATTGCGAACTGTTAGAGCAGCGGCATATTGAAAAAGTTGGTTACCGAGCCCTCCCCGAAGGATACAGAGGATGCGGGTCATTCCATTTTATCGCAAAGTATTTTTAGATAGCCCTTATAGAATGCCGAATGCACCGATACAAAGCTTTTTCATGATTACTTTTCTAAATTTATGGTGGATCTCTCTATGGGGTCTATCCTATCTCCTCATCGAATACGTATCTGGTAAATCTAAAATGATTGAGGCAGTAATCTACCTTTTTATGATGATGAGTATCATCGTCATAGTTTCTTTTAATCCCGATCTAATTCCTCATATTGCTTAATGTCGTGACTTCCTTAAATAAAATATCCCACCCTAAGGGTTGGCCTTGGCCGGCACTTACCACGTTTATGGTGGCAGGCCTTAAACAATAAAATATGCATCTAAGTATTCCATCCAAGAGTATAAATCATTTCGCTTTATTTTTCCTAGTGGAACTCCTATATCTCCATTCATTCTACGATAGATAATTGTAAAATACTCATCCCCATTTCGGATAGTTCGCAAGAACTGTTTTTTTGTATGTAAACAATCCATGCGAAAACCAGGTCGATTACAATATATCTTAGGCCAACGAGGCATTTATAGTATATAGGAGGGAGACTTTATGCCTCTTTCTCAAGAAACCTCTTCATATCGCACTGCGCGCACACATCCATCTCAGGAGCAATGTTGTGCACATTCTCCTTAAACATACGCTGCAGACTATTCTTTGCCTTTCTTGAGAGGGAGTGATTCTTCACCTTAAGATAGTCTTCAACTGAGAGATCTACACCCGAATGGCGAATCGACGCGAGGCGGCGAATATTGGCAACACGTGGAGCTTTTCCTAAGACACGCGTCAGATTCTTGCGTGCCTGATCTTCTGTCGCGATAAAGGCAGCCTTAGCATTCTCTCTTGCAAGCTCTTTAGAGGCCTTGAGGAACTCGCGCGCCTCTGCCTTTGCAGCCTTAGCCTCAGCAGCCGCCACCTCCTTCTCGGACTTGGTCTGCCCCTTCGTTTCCTTCTTAGCCTGCCTCTCAGCCTGCTTCATGGCATTCTCAAATTCCTTCTCGCTCACCTTCGCTGCCTTCTGCTTCTCACGCACAGCCGCTGCAGCCGCCTTGGCCGCCGCCTTTACCTCCGCAGCTGCAGAAGCGCGCGCATTATTCTTGCGACTTACGCCAGGGGCACCCGTAAGTCCAGAAAAAAAAGCGCCCTCGTTCTTCTTCTGCTTACGCGTCTTCAGAAGACCAAGAAGCTCCGCAAGGCTCGGCTTACGCCCTAAGCGCTCCGTAAGGTTCTTCTTCGCCTTATTCTTCTCAGCTTCAAAGTTCATCTCTACTAGTTGCAGGGTTTTTTGGTGAAGGAGGAAAGGGGGGCGTCTTGGGTTCATAGAGGACCGCAGGTTTAGTAGACTCTGCAGGCTGTGCCAGTAAACTACGCACCTTCTCTAGAAGAGTGCCTGTTTGCTCGGGGTTTACTAGGGGAAGCGTGATTCTCTTCATAGGTGTAGACAGATTATGAAGAGGAGGAAAGTCATCATCATACTTCTTTCCTTGAAAGGCCCTTGGAAAGAACGGAGTTGTCTTAATGAATCCATTCTCAAATGGACGCGTGTTCTTTAGAGTATCTGGAAGCCACTGGCGCATATCCTGTGGATTGATCTTCGTCGGCTGCTTTTCTAGCTCATCATCATCTAGAATCAGACACGGCACGTCGCTCATTATTGCTACTTTACTATGGTGTATATATGATTCAAATTTAAATCACTCATCATCCTCATCATCCTCGTCCTCCTCAACTCCCTCCTCTGCATTTACCACCCCTTCACCCATCATCTCAATGACGTTGTTATAAACCTTGTCGCACTTGTCAAGAGTAATATTCGCAGACTTTACAGTTCCACGAAAGAGACGCCACTCAACTCCTGCATTCTGCCGAGCGGATGCGACAATGCGAGCCCAGAATGCCAGAACATCCGCTGCAAACTCAGGGTCATTCTCATGAAGGAGGATCGTGTGAAGAATATAGGCAGAATAACAACCAACCTTCCATTGCGACTTGGCCTTCTTTGCTGTAGGGGTGACGATTGCATTTGCTGCGCGATACACGTCAAGAACCTTAGCGAGTCGTGCTCGAACCAAATGCTCATCAGGCTTCACACCATCATGCCTCTCAGAGAGAACATCCCAGAGCTTAGCATAGGAAGTGGTGATATACTCTGATCCATAGGCCGCGCCTGCCACATATGCAATCGCATTCTCCATTCGCTTGTGACGTTTGTCATCGCCAGCAAGATAATCGCCAAACACCTCGGTAGCAAGCGCGTGAAGTCCCTGACCCCTCGTAAGAAGCATCTCCTCAGTAAGCTGGACAAGAGGCTTACTGCGGCGATTCCAGAACTTCTCACCGTGTGAAAGGGCAACACCCTGATTTAGAAGATCATAGATCTCCGCCTCCTGATCCTTCGTGGCACCCGTCGTGTCAACAATAGGAATCATGTAGTCAAGAAAGACCTTCTTCTCCTCATCCGTCATACCCTCAAACTTCTTACCCTCCATTGCAACCTGGTTTGTGTAGAAACGCCAGAATGTCTCCAGACGCTGCTGCCCATCATTGACACTGTAGCGATTCTTCTCATCCTCTGACACCATAATGGAAGGAATCGGATATCCCTTGAACGCTGTCTGAATCAGCTTGACCTGCTTAGGGATAGCCCAGACGTAATCACGCTGGTGCTCAGGAATGAAGACCATACTATCCTCTCCACGCGACTCCCGCCCACGATAGCGGGATGCCAAACCAGGGCGAGACGGCTCGAGGAACCAGCGAAGAGGGCGGCTAAAATACTGCGAGTGGATCAGGATCATTTTGGAATACCTTCCTGGCTGAAGTAGGGGTGTTCAATTTTGCAACAGGTAAAGTTGAGGATCATGATTCCTCACCATAAAGTATGTCATACGCCCTCTGCATCGTCGAATCCCCAGCAAAATGTGCCAAAATTCAAGGCTTCTTGGGTCCAGGCTGGAAAGTGGTTGCCTCTATGGGTCACATCCGAGCTCTGGAGGAAGATCTTGCCGCCATTGGCCTTGATCGCGATTTTGAAGCCAGGTATACGTTCATTAAGGAAAAGGGAAAGGCGATGAGTGGAATCAAGGATGCGGCAGCAGGAGCCCACACGATTTACTTAGCGGCAGACGATGATCGTGAAGGAGAGGCAATCGCATATAGCGTAGCTGTTCTTTTGAAGCTTGATCCCAAGAAGGCAAAGCGCGCCGTCTTTCACGAGATCACAAAGGATGCGGTTGTAAAGGCAGTGAATCAACCTCGTCTTCTTGATATGAATAAGGTAGAGGCGCAACAGGCTCGAGCCGTTCTAGATATGATGGTCGGATTCACCATTAGTCCTCTTCTCTGGAAGCATGTCGGCCCTTCCCTGTCCGCAGGCCGTTGCCAGACACCTGCTCTTCGTCTTCTTGTGGATAGAGAGAGAGAAATTACGGACTTCAAGTCTGAACTGAGTTGGCGGATCAAGGGGGCTTGGCTCTCTTCTATGCAGACAGCAACGCAGATTGCAGCCAGCCTCTTCGATGAGCTCGGTGACGAAGAGTCTGCACTGAACTACCTCGAAAACATCCACGATGATACGAGTGGCGTTATTCTTTCTACAAAGACGCAGCCGAGGTCCGAGGGTCCACCAAAGCCGCTGATCACAAGCACTCTGCAGCAGGAGGCATCCGCCCTCTTCTCAATCCAGCCGAAGCAGACAATGAAGGCTGCACAGAGACTCTATGAACAGGGCTATATTACCTATATGAGAACAGACTCAACCGCTATTTCAGCAGAGGCCGTTCTAGAAGCGCGCACATGGATTGAAAAAGCGCTGGGCGGTGAGTATCTTGGTCTTATCGGTGCACCAGCTCGCATTACAAAGGGAGATGTCCCCAAGGCGCAAGAAGCACACGAAGCTATTCGTCCTACTCACGTTGAGGTCACTGATCTTCCAGATGATGAGGATTGGTCGGCAATGGAGCGGAAGATCTATCGGCTTGTGTGGCAGAGGACAGTTCAGAGCTTAATGGCGATTGCGAGATCTGAGGACTTTATTGCGCTCTTCACTGCATCAGGAGACCCTGGCGAGTTCGTCTGGCAGAGCGTCTGGAAGAGGAGCCTGTTTCTCGGTTGGAAGAAGATTGGACTAGGGGCTGTGAATCTAGATGACGATGAAGAAGAGGGAGCGGATGCGGTGGCTAGCGTCTGGGCCGCGGCTACAAAGCTCAAGAAGGGCGACTTGCTCAAGTGGACTAACCTGTCTGCTATTCCGCAAGAGACAAAGGCGGCAGGTCGATACACAGAAGCCACTCTTGTTCGTGAGCTGGAGAGGAAAGGAATTGGTCGTCCCAGCACCTTTGCTTCTCTGGTCGGCACCATTCTTGAAAAGGGGTATACTGTGAAGGAGGATCGGCCCGCGAAGGAGGTGGAGGTTACCTCGTATCATGTGGAGAAGCCTGGTCAGTGGCCACCGATTAGGCAGAAGGAAAAGAAGAAGATGGGGGCAGAGAAGCAGAAGTTATCACCGACTCCCCTCGGCATCTCGGTTCACGATTTCTGTATCAAGGAATTTCCTCATCTCTTTGCCTATGGATTCACAAAAGGAATGGAGGATCGTCTTGATAAGGTTGCAGATGGTTCTGAGCACTGGAAGCTCGTCTGCAGAGACACGTGGGGCTCTTACAAGGACAAGTTGGCTGATCTTAAGAAGGAGGGTGGATCCAAGACGGCCAGAGAAAAGGTGTTCAGTGACGGCCTCAAGGCGGTTCAGACAAAGAAGGGCCCTCTCCTTTTGAGAGAGGGGGAACCTGTGAAGTTCTATGGATGGCCTTCTGGTGTCTCATACCAAGATATGACGGAGGAGGCAGCACTCGCCTTTATTGAGTCTATCGGCGCGGCAGATACAATTGGTGAATACAATGGAGAACCCATTGTAAAGAAGAAGGGTCCATTTGGTCTCTATGTGCAGTGCGGCAGCACACGAATCCCTTTCCAGCCAGAGGATTCGGTCGGTGCCATTATTGAGAAGCTCAAGGCCAAGTCGCAGAGTGTTCTGCATAGCATTGGCCCTTATGAATTTAGGACGGGTCAGTATGGCCCCTATATGATGAAGAAGGGTGTGAAGGCATTTGTCTCCATTCCACAGGGCTTAGATCCAAAGGTTCTGACAGAGGAGGCGGCAGCTCGCATCTACAAGACAGGTGTGGACCAGCAGAAGGCTGGAGGAGGGCGTGGTGGAAGGGGAAGGGGGCGAGGAAAGTAAATTTGAACAAGCTCACCTCGGTTTATACACTAACCTGCAAAAATGAGCCAAATTGATTCAGAGCTTTCTTTACTCCGTCAAAGACTTGCTACCCTGGAGGAACAAAAGAGGATTGAGGGTGAGAAAAATGCAGAGAAACGAACAAATCCATTGAAGGTTCTGCAAGAAATTATTGTAGCAAAATCAAAGCAGATTGAGAGAAATAGATACTCTAAGAGTATACCACTTGCAGGATTTTATGACCAAGAGAAGTTAGATATGCTAGAACCGATTTATAATATGCTTGTAGATATTCAGCGCCGTCTAGATATTCTTGAAAAGAAGGATACTCTTTAAAAGAACATACTAAGATAGAGGATGGCAAAGGAAGATACTTGGTTTCCGGTCTTTGTCCTTTTTTTTATATGTATACTCGGTGTAATTCTCTATTATCTCCAGCGGATCCGCGTAATTAAGAGATTCTTCCCCTATTCATTTATATCTGCAGATTATAAAGCAAAGCCAGTGGCCGAAGAAGACAGAAAGACAATCACATGGATTATTCACATGTATCCCCCTGTTCACAATGCGGGTGCCGAATGGATGGCGCACGCCATGAACCGCTTCTTAATTGAGCAGGCAGGTTACAAGGTGAATGTGATCCTTCCCCATTTCCCCATTCGCCACTTTGAGGGTGTGAACATCATTGTCTTTGACCAAGCTGCTAAGATTGAGCACGCAATTCGTCATTCCTCTGTAATTCTCTCCCACCTTGATTTCTCAAATCATGCAGTCTTAACAGCGGCAAAGGCAAAGAGACCAGTTATCCTCATTATGCATAATCATATGCAAGAGCTTTATTTGCAGAAGTTCAGTCAAGAGATTGATCCCAAGAATATCCACCTCGTGAATAATAGTGTGTGGATCAAGAAACTCTATGATCATTTTAACTTCAATTCAACAGTCGTCTATCCTCCTGTGAGCTGGAAAGATTATCGCACACCTGATTCGGCAAAGAGAATCTATGTTACCTTGATCAATCTGAATAGAAACAAGGGCGGTGATATCCTGATTCAGATGGCAAAGAGAATGCCTGATGTCCAGTTCTTGGGTGTCGGCGGCGGATATGATAACCAGATCCGCGACTATTCTGTTTCCAATATTCACTACATTCCTAACACCCCCACAATTAAGGACGTCTATTCAATGACAAAGATTCTTCTTGTGCCGAGCCAAGAAGAGTCATGGGGGAGAGTGGCGGTGGAGGCGATGTCTTCTGGTATTCCGGTTATTTCCAATCCGACGCCTGGTCTGCGCGAAGCATGTGGAGAAGCAGGCATTTACATTGATCGCGAGAACATTGCCGAGTGGGTCCAGATGATCAATCGGCTCCTCGAGGAGCCCAATTTTTATAAACAGAAGGCGGATGCATCTTTTAAGAGAGCTCAGCAACTACAGCCTGAACCGCAGCTCAAGAAGCTCGCGGTCTGGTTGGAAGATATTCACTGGGTCGGACAAAATGACATCGAAGAGAATATGTTAACATAAATAAGAATGTCAGGATCTAGATCACCCTCTCCGCCTCCCGTAGGAGATAAGAAAGCAGATACCCCTCCCGTTCGTCGTTTCATGAATGGGTGGAGCAAAGAGCAGGACCAGCTCATGGCAGATTGGTCAGATATTGCTGGTTGCTATCGTTGGATGCACGATAAGTCTGAAAAGCAGTATACGCGGCTCAATATGAATATGACAATCCCTGTTATTATTTTATCAACACTCACAGGAACTGCAAGCGTTGGCCTGAGCAGTATTGCAGGTGGAAATGCAGATGTTGGAAAGTATCTGAACTTCGGAATTGGCGGTCTCAGTTTAATCGCTGGTATCTTAACAACTCTCAATAACTTCTTGCGCTATGCCCAGCTCAGCGAATCAAACCGCGTAGCGGCTGTTGCATGGGGTAAGTTTCAGCGTTTAATTGCGGTGGAACTTGCTCTGAATCCCAATGAACGTATGGACTCTCTCGACTTTCTGAAGATCTGTCGTGCAGATCTTGACCGTTTAATCGAACAGAGTCCGGCGATTCCTGATAATGTGATCGCAGAATTTGAGGACGAGTTCAGAGATATGCCGAAGCTGCGGCGCCCTGATATCTGTCATGGCCTGGATCACACGCGTATCTTTGACAGCACGCAGAGCCGCATAAAGGAGGTGGCGTCTCAAGCAGCCCTGCACCTGATGCACAAAAAGAAGACAATCCGTGAGGCGATCGTGCCTGATCTGAATAGATTAATTGAAACTGCAGTAAGCGAGAGCATTCAGAAGAAGAAGGAAGAGATTGAGAGAAACTTTGTTGAGAAGCCTGTTGAGAGTGTAAAGCATGGCGTCTCAAGCCTTTTCCACAAGTCAAATGCCGACCTCAAAAATCTCCTTGAAAAGAGAAAGAAGAGTGTGGATGAGTCAATATCTGTGACAGTGGGTGATATTAAGGTCACTGTGGACGATCCTTCCGTTGCTGCCGCATTGGCACCTGCTCCTCCTATAGAAGAGGCAAGTGCTGCTGCACCTGCGCCTGTAGCGGCTGAAGCCCCTGCTCCTCCATCAGAAGAGGCAACCGGTGTCGCTCAAAATTAAGGAAGCTCAAAGAGCTTCCTTAATTATGAGGCCTGACACCATAAACGTCGTAGGACATTTAAATTAAGGAAGCTTTAGCTTCCTTAATTTAAAGTCACGACGGTAAGTAAAATTTGAATATCTTTAAAAGCTAATGTCCGTCTAGAAAAATGTTAAAGTTTCTAATCGGCGCATTTGTGGCAGGCGTAGTCGGTGCACAGACAACAACGCAGCTGACGTTCACGGATACGACAACTCCTGCTATTGTCGGTAACTACTCACTTGGCTATGTCAACAACACAGTTGAAAACAGATGCCATATTGGTGTCGCAAAATTCATGGCTCTACAGACTGGTCATGTGGATACCATGAAGATGGGTGTCTATTCACAGGCTACTCAAGAGACCTGTGGCATTAGTTTGGTCCTCTCCACCTTTCCTGGAAATGTTGTTGTTGGATCCTCTGTTTTGACTACATTTGTTGATCTCGTTGCTTCTAGGCCTGGAACTGATGAGATGGCTCCCTTTAACGTTACTGCATCTGCTTGGGAACTAGTGGCTGGCCAGAATTACACAGTGAGGATTCAGCCCTTTACTTGGACTACACCTCCAGCAGGAGGAGTTGCTTCCGCCGCCCATTGTGTATTTGATATACCGTATGGAATACCCGGTCTCCCTTATGCTTTTATAGGGTATGCTGGTCCTACTGGCGGTCCATGTGGATCTACTCCTCTGACTGTGAATAAGGCAGGAGATGGCTGGGCAATGCAGCTGAAGTTGATTGGAAGACCTGGAAACATCGTGGTTCCTAGCCCCTCTGCGACTAACACGCCAACTCCCACCTCTTCGTCTACACCGACACCGACTCATACAGGGACACCCACACCCTCTGCTACACCGACTGGAACACCGACGATCACAGATACCCCTACACCGACGTTGTCACCAGGAGCAACTGCGTCCAATTCGCCGACCTCAACGAGGACGCCGAGCCGCACCCCCTCTATTAGTTATACACCTTCACCCACTCTATCTGTAACACCGTCAGTAACACCGAGCTCAACGCCAACTCCTACACCCAGTCTTCGCATCGGTGCCTCCCCCTCTGTAACACCGACAGAGACTCCTGGGCCGACTGATTCTCCTTCTGCGAAGCCAGTGGCTGGAATCGCGGCGCCCGCCTCTGTGCAGGCACCGCAGACCAGCGCTGGTTCTATTGTAGGTGCTGCACTAGGCGGTGCATTCGCGGTAGTTGCTATAATTGTAGTTGCTATACGATTTCGTATTGTCTCAGCTCAGCTGAACGAGCATAAGATATCGAGCTGGCGGCAAAAAAAGAAGTCTACAGCGAATCGACTTCCTCAATTTGAGACTATTGAAAATCCTACCCTCTTACGTATTAAGAGGGTAAACTCTCTGACCTCTTCCAATTAATCGTGTGATAATAGCTAGACGAATAATATTCTCCGTAAACCAATGAGAAATAGTATACCGTCGTGGCATTTCTTTTTACATAGAACCTCTATTTAAAAAGAAACGTCTCCAGAATCGGAATCGAACCAATGACTTGGGGAGATCCGTTGCTAGATAGTATAATCTACAATCCCCCGCTCTACCAACTGAGCTATCTAGAGTAGAGGTCGCTGCCTCTACATGGAGAGATTTGTATGTCTTTATGTGGTAAAATTGAAACGTAATAGCCTGCCCTATATAATCACACTAAATAACTGCAAAAATGATCGCAACCATCCTCAAGAACTTTCTGCGCGGCCTGGACAAGGAGGAGAGGGAGATGAAGGAAGAGGAGTTCCTTTCCCATGATGAAATGGCAGCTATTGATACCCTCTGGGATCTGATTCAGGAGCAGAGAGAGGCCGCAGAGGCTCTTCTTGCCGTCGTGCCTGAAGAGGAGCCCACGACTCCTGGATACGCAACGGAGGATGAAATGATGAACGCTCTACTTGACTATGTTCCTCAGACAGAAGAGCAGAAGATGGCCTCTTTAGCCTTATATGATCTTCTTCCTCCTCCTCAGGATACAAGGGGGTAACGTCGTGACTTCGTTAAAATAAATGTCCAACGACTAATAATCCGTCATACCTTATTTTTTAAGGAAGCTCTTCGAGCTTCCTTAAAAATAAGTATAGACGGTAGCTGCAAGTAGTCGACGAAGCTCAAAGATCCTAAGTCGCGCCCTTGTCTGGGCGGTAATTGCATTGATCAACTCTTCCTCTGCCTTCCAGATCTCACGCACAATATGCTTAGTAGATGCCATCTGCTTTAAAAAATATTTTTGTTTTTTTGCAAGGCAATTTTACCTGCTGTCTCTAATCAGTCTCGTAGCCACCCCGCTCCTCCATAATAATAAGAGTATGCATTGCATATCCCTTATGGGATTCCTTGCTAGGGACAAAGTGCTTGGGATCTGTCTCAGATGCAATCCCCTCTCCCCTCTCAAGCTTCTCAAAGGTTGTGCGCATCACCCAGAAGGCATGGGCCTCCTCATCAAACGAAGGGATTTCATCTTCCTCTTCCTCTTCCTCTTCCTCTTCACCCTCTTCTTCCTCTTCTGACTCATCCGCAACAATCCTCTCCTTCTCGCACGGCTCTGCGCGGCAAAGAGGACAGCTCGAATGATCCTGGAACCAGCGGCCTACACAGCCCAAATGGTAAACATGAGAACATGCCAGAGTAACTTGTCCCGTCGCGCTAGAAATCGCGTCGTAGCAGATAGAACACTCGGTCATTTTTGCTTATTGCTGTAAGAGATACAGTCCTCGTCGGCTCCGATCAGTTCAATTTTTCCTACTCGTTCACACTGTAGAAAGCCATTCTTTCTTTTTCACATTGTGACTGAATGGATAGGCTGTCATCTTCTCCAGTAGTTTATTCACAACACCCTTCATCTCTTCACGCTGCTTCACACGGGTTATCTTGCGAATAGTAGCAGGATCCGAGAACTCTACAAGCTTATTTTCTACTGCTCTGCGAAAATCTGAAGAATATTGGTAGAGCAGACTATTAGACTCCTTATTAAGAGTTTGTAGAACAGTCAAAATTGCAGCTGTCCTCTTCATCTGACTACTATATCTTGTTCTATCATATGCTTTTAGTTTCATAAGCATATCTTTTGTTGTTACTTGAAGATGATGAGCAATGATACTATCCTTGGGGATCTTATTGGGAGGAGTGCGATCTCCAGGAGGTGTAAGCATATTCAGATGGATTCGATCCTCCCAGCCCAAGAAGGGCATGATACAGAACTGAAGAACATCTCCAGGTAAGCAGTCAAAATAGGTGGGAGCGCCGACACACGTGTGCAGGATCTTGTCTGAGAGGCTTGCCATTTTGATTACCTTAAAAAATGGTATTTAATTTTCAATTTTAATTTGTTTTTACTCTTTTTACTGCTGGCACTCGCAGTGTGTCGCGCAGCGATCCGTGCAGAGCGGGGGCATGTCATCCTCGGCCTCATGGTTAGACACGTCGTCCTCAGGATTGAGGATAGGGGTCCCCCAGTTTGTGTGAAACCCGCCACAGCTCTGGCAAACCCCCTCCACAAGATGAGGGCAGTTGTAGCAGAGAAGCTTGCCCTTGTAAGTATCAATCTCCTTCGGATAGAAGTGAGCCGAGAGGATCACAGTCTCTCCCCGCTCTAGACGCACCTTACACTCAAAGTGGCCAGGCGAGAGAAGATTGCTGAGGCGCGCCTGAATATCCGTCTTCTTGAAGAGGTCATGCCAGTAGATAGATCGGCCGCTGTCCGACTTCTCATGAGCATGAATGCCGAACTCCATGATATCCACATTCAGCTCGCGAGGGTGAACATGGAATCGGCACGCCTCCTCAATCTCTGTAAAGAGAGACTCCTTCTTCTCCATGACAGTGCGCATGATCTGAGAAAGAACAGCGGGGATCTTGTGCTCCATCTCAATCTTCTGCATCTGCTTATAGCGGTTGTAGGAGACATCGCCTAGCTTCTGAACATCAAGCTTGGAGAAGAGCGGCATTTTGTCTGGTTACTATTCAGTGTAGGCCCGATTGATTCAATTTTATCATTGTCTAATAGGATGATCATCTACAGAGGAAAAGAATTCTATCTGAAGAAGGAAGGTGATGACCTTGTTAGTTACACACATAACAACCAAGAATACAGTCGTCTAGACACAAAGACAGGTAAATCGAATAATTGGTATTCAACCGTTCTCTGTAATCGGATTATTGAGAAACTAAAAGGAAAGAAAAATGCCACCGTTTGCATGCTGGGAGGCGCAGGGGGTGCGATGTCCTACGAGCTTCTTACGTATTTACCAAATGTAAAGGTAACAACGGTTGATATTGACGCTGAATCTATAAAGGTTCTCAATGAAGTGATCTTAAAAAAATTCGGGCGGCGATCAGAGGGAGTTGCCGCCGATGCGAAGGCCTTTATTAATAGAGTGAAACCTGGGTCGTTTGACGTGATTGTTGTTGATATCTTTATAGAGCATATTGTTCCCCCTTTTGTTAAAACAAAAACCTTTACAAAGGCCTGTCTTCGTGCTCTAAAGCCAGGAGGCTCTTTGCTCACAAATATAATCTCAGATGCATCTGATAGTAGTTACGGTGATCTTTTGGTTTCTTTAGGGTTAGAGGTCTTTACTATAAAAGAGAGAGAAGAGGGTCCTGTTAATTTATTGTATGAAGCAACTGACGGCAGTGCTCGCACTTAGAATTGGCGATCATCCTATACAGGGTATGCCAAGGAGAGCCAATAAGGCGCCTCATATCGTAAAGAGAGAGGCCAATCATGTGTCCAAAGAGAAGAGGATTGATGCTCTGCATGAACTGACGAGGACTGACATTCTGCTTCGTGAGTTTGTTATAGGTGGCAGTTAAGAGGCGGATGTTTTTGTCATATGTGCTGCGCCTCTTCGGATCGCCCGTTAAGATGCGGGCAAAGTGGCGCGTGCGCGTAGCCGACCAGAAGAGATGGCAGTGCAGAGGCGAGCGGATCTTCTCGGGTGCTGGGTGAACCTTGGAAGAGCGGAACGACATGGCAGTGGCGAGGCGCTTGAGAAGAAAGGCCATCTTTGCGTTAGTCGGATACAAAAAATAAGTGAGTAAGTAAGTTCAATTTTATTCAAGCAAAGAGCTCTGTAAGACGCTTCTTGAGATCAGCCGCAGGAATCTTCTGGTCATCGCCATTCTCATACCAGACACTACGCCCCTTCTTATACGAGCGACGGTGCCATGTGCTCTCGTCATCAGAAGGAATGAACTCATCCCACACTCCATCGGCTCCAATATGGAGAATGAGAGGTGACTGAACCCCAATCGCAAGAATCTCCTCGAGGCTCAGACAGTCAGTCCTCTTTCCTGTATAGAAGCCTGGCTTCGCATGAGCCAAGAAGGAGTCGGCGGCGATCTTGGAGAAAGCGAAGCTCGGCTTTTCACTCTGGCCTCTGAAGAAGGACTCATAGTCCATGTTCAGATACTTCGCAGACTCCTCTCCTGTAGGATCATACTCGTCGCGGCAATTAGGACAGTCGCAAGAGACCCACAGGTAGCTGCTCCATCCTGTACCTGTTCCATGAGGGATATAACCAAGCTCTGCACGAAGGGTGGTGCGCTCAGCAAGAACCTCAGCAGCAGTGATAAGACGAGGGGCGGCCATCTTTGCGTTAGTCGAATACAAAAAATAAATGAGTGAGTTGTTTCAATTTTTTTTTATCTAGTGGCGGCTGAGCATGATATCCATCTTTTTGAGATCCTCCTCATCCGCCCAGCAGAGGCACGTGAGTCTGCCATTCTTAACGACCTTTCCGCACTCGTCGCAGCAAGAGGGCTTGAAGGTCACATTCAGATAGGCGTCGCTGCGAGTAACGACCCCCTCTGAGTTAACCTTCCAATCGTGCTCCAAGGAGTGAACCTCTGCCTCCCAGTCGCTATTACTAAGGTTCTGAGAGAGATGGCATCGGAACTCGTGGGTATTCACAACATCGCGCAAGAAGAAGGAGGCGTAGAGGCCAGTGGTCGTGAGCAAGGTGATCTTCTCATCCCACGGAAACGTCCAGATGGTGCCTGTTCCCTCATGGGCAGGAACCATCTTGATCACCTGCTGGATAGCGGCGAGAAGGTCAAAGGAAGACATTGTTGCTTTTGAACCGTGATGGCCAGATAAGAAAAGAGGGAGTTCAATTTTTATGTTTTATTTACGGTAACTCTTTATTGTTTACTTGCACTTGTAGCAGAGGTCCTTTCGGTCTGAAGAGCAGATCAGATCAAAGAAGTGGTCGCACTGGCAGCAGCGGCCTGTCCTCTCACGCCAGTAATCTGGTGTGCTAGGACCATAGAACTCCTCTTCGCAGTCAGCGCACAGAGCATCGTCGCCGCGGAAGCAGGGGAAGTGGCCATCCTCTGGCTTCTCACCGCAGTCTGTGCAGGGGCGCGGGCTCACGATAGAGTTGCGCCGCGGCGGGCTCGTATGCACGCGCAGAGGCTCTAGAGCTGCAGTTGTCTTAGAACTAGAGACGTGCTGCGGGCAGCGAGGGTCGTCGCGCTTATCGCAGAGGCGCTCCTCTGGCCGATACTCGTTCTCGCCGCTGCAGTGGTGCTCATACTGGCAGCCCGTGGTCTGGCAAGAGTCGCACCAGCAGATACGCTCACCGTCGCGGAACTCTGCAGTGCAGCCGCAGGCCTCACAGCTCTCTTCGTCGCGGTGAGGATAGGGCGCGCGGTTGTAGCACTCAATGCAGAGGTGGTCGAGCCCAAGATACGCCACTTCGTTGCACTCTGGCTCGCGGCAGAAGTAGATCTTCTTGTTCAGCGTGGTGGTCGTCAGCCAGACATGCTTGCGGAGCTCTACGTCGTAGTAGTTCCAGAAGATGATCGGGTTGAGCTCCATATTGCTTTATCTTTTAAAGAGTGCTTGTCTTTGAAAGGCTAAAGACAGCGACGGGCTTTAGCCACTTCAATTTTTATAACAAAAAAAAGAGTGTTTTGTCTTTTCTTTTTGTATTTGTTTTATGTTTTTGTCTTTTTTGTCTTTTTATTTAGAAGCGCCTCTTGCCCTGGAGAAGCACGCTGAAGTCGCGCTGGCCGTCCCTAGAGAGAGGGCGGGCGCCCTCCAGGATCTGCTGCCACTCTGGCTGGTTCGGATGCACGAACTCGCAGCAGCCATTGCGGTGCAGCTCGCAGCCAGCCAGCCACGCCACGCCCTTCTTGTTCACGCCGCCAGGCTCTGGAACGCCGAGCTGACCCTTGAAGTTGAAGTAGCGGCATGGGCGCATGACCGTGGCCTTGCGCATCTTGCCACTGCGGTCGCAGAGGATGCTCTTGGCCTTGGCGATCTCGCTAAGAGCGGCGCCGCGCGCCGCCGCCTCGTTGGCCTCGCGGCGCTTGGAGCCCTCCAGAAGATCGCGCATGCGGCGCTGGTCCGCGCTGAGCTTCTCGTTCTCCTCCTCGAGCTCGTCCATGTAGACGTCGCCCCAGGGGAGCTGGCCGTCCCACTTTGCGAGATCAGGAAAGAGATGGAAGGGGGCCTCTGAGACGATGTCCCAGCAACCGCACCCGCAGCGCCAGACGTTCTGCTCCATCGCGTATGCGGGGTCGCAGTTGCCAGGGCAGGCGCCGTTCTCTGAGTCGTAGATCCAGAAGCTCTTGCTCATCTTAGCCTTGTAGCTGTTCGAGTGAACGAGCGACATTTTGGAATCCTTTTAAAGTGTTATTGCTTTAGAAGGGTAATTATCAATGGGGTAATCGGCCCATTCAATTTTTTTGATAAATTGAATGGGGTGGTAAAATAAGCTATATTAACGCTTTTTGGAGGCTTCATTCAATTTAGCAAAAAAATTGAATGAGCGTTTTTGCTAGGCTATAATCATCCTTTCAAAGCAATAACACTCTGAAAGACTCCAAAATGAACGCCTCCCAGATGATCACCGTGCAGATGACCGTCGCTGAGCTTCTCATGCTCCAGAACCTTCTGGCCCGCGCCTCTGGCGCGCCCTTGCCCAGCACGCCCCAGAAGGCCGCCAAGGCCCCTCTGGAGGCGCCTGGCGCTCCCAAGAAGGAGAAGAAGGCCAAGAAGGAGAAGGACGCGGATGCCCCTAAGAAGGCGCCCAACGCCTGGATCGTCTTCACGCAGCAGGTGCGCGCCGCCCTCACGGCGGCGGGCATCAAGGCGGGCGTAGAGGTAACCCAGTTCTGCGGCATGCTCAAGGCCAAGAACGCGGACTACTCTGCGTGGACGCCTGAGCTTGTGCTTGCAGAGCACGGCAACTGGAAGAAGCCTGAGAAGAAGAGCGCATCGCCCTCTTCTCTGCCGGCTCTCGTGCCTCTTGCCGCGCCTCTTGCAGTGGCGGCAGTGGCAGTGGCAGTGGCCGAGCCCGCCAAGAAGGCCCGCAAGCCCCAGAGCGAGGAGACGAAGAAGGCGGCCGCCGAGAAGCGCGCGGCGACCAAGGCCAAGAAGGCCGCGGCCGCCGCGCCTCTGCCCGCCTCTCCTGTGGCGGCAGAGGAGATCGAGTTCTCGACCTGGACCTACAAGGGCACCCCCTACCTCAAGAATGAGAACAACGACGTTCTCTCAGAGGACTACGACTGGGTCGGCCGCTTCGACGAGAAGACGAACACGATCGACCGCTCTGCGGTGAAGCCTGACTACCTCGAGGAGGAGTAAGAAAACCAAAGAAAAAACCAAAAAAAAACACAAAACCACAAAAACAAAAGAAAAATTTTTTTTAACGGTTTACTTCTTAAGCGCGGCAACGACACGCACCTTGATTTTCTTCTTCTGACAGAACGGCATCTTACTCTGTAGCTCTACAAGTTCCTCGTCCGTGACAAAGCACTCATTGCACCAGGGAAGCTCTGTGTCGCCTTCATAGAAGTTGACGGCAGAGGTCTCAACGCCACATCCAGCACAGGTGTGCTTTGGCGCGGGCTTAACAGCTTGCTTAATGCGGATCGGCATTTTGGCTACCAGCCTTCTAGCCAAGGCCCTCTTCAAATTTTTACCATAATAAAATTGGCACGCCACCCTCTGGAAAGAGGAGTATGTCTCTCAAGAAAGAGAGCTGTCAGAACTGCTGGCTACCGCCATTGGACAATTCGGCCCTCTGTAGAAAATGCAGTGTATCTGAGTTACTCGATGATGGATGGATCCGCTACCACAAACCCTCTTCAGAAAGCTGTAGAAAGCTAAGAGCCCTAGCGCAGACATACAAAGGCGTTGTTGTTCCAGAGAGATGTATGCAGTGCTGCGCCTTTGTTGCTATGCAGAACGAGAACTGGCTCACAGCAGTAAAGGGGTATATTACAACGACGCCTCGCCTAGATACTATTATTCTTGAGAACCAGGCGTATAACAGAGAGGGATTATTAGAGGCTTTGTCTACACTGATGGCAAACTGCCAACCCCTCTCCTTAAAAATTTGCAATACACTCAAACTCTGTAATCCAGGTAACATGTATTGGATTTTAGAAGAACTCATTATTCGTCCTCAGTTCTATGGGGCTCTTCTTGATTCTCCACTGAGAATCCCACCGCATATGTCAGAGGACCTCTGGGAGACCTTTCCAGATGTAGAAGGATGGTGGTCTTTCTGGGAAAAAATCCCTGTTAAAGTGAAAAGGCGTATCTCATTCCGCTGCATGACCTTTAAAGAGGAACTCCTTGAAAAAACATGGCATCCTGATCGGGTGGCAAGATGGTGTTTTGATATTGAAGAGGTGAGTGACCTGGACTGCTTCAAGTCTTAGCTCCGCTCAACGCATCAACGTCCTAAAGTTGCTGACATCCACATTTACATGGAGGTTACGGAGCTCATTCAAGTCAAACCAGCCGCACTCGCTGATTTCCTCTTTCCTCTGTGGATTAAGAGTGACTTCCTCTGGCACCTCGTAGATAAAGTAGCCTCCACTGGCTAGCTTTCTATATCCCATAAACCTCGCATTGTCTGAAAGAACAATGCCTGTCTCCTCGCAGAGCTCGCGAAGAGCACAACTCTGAGCTGTATCTCCAGGCTCCATATGCCCCTTAGGAAACGACCACTTACCTGAGAGAGTCCCTTTCACAAGAGCTATCTTATTATCCTGTGAAATACAGATACATCCATACACCTTCATGTGTCTCGGCTTGTAGCAACTCCATGACTTCCAACGAGTGTTGTCATTACGTAGCATCTCAACGGTTAGCTTAGATTAGGGCGAGGGCGCCACTCAATTTTGGGCTAAGGCCCCTGTTTGAAAGTAGAGTATGGACTGGGTCGCCCCACACCTTACAGGCGGTTTAGGAAACCGTCTGTTTACCTACGCGGCCGCGGCAGCTGCAGCAAAAAAATGGGGGCGCCGCGTGGTTTTTTTTATGCCGCGGTGCGGTGAAACCTCTCACGGCCCCTTTGACTCTATCTTCAAGCTTCTTCCTACAGTTCCGATTATACAGAGTGCTGCAGAGTGGCACACTGTTCTAGAGGCAAAAGGAACTCTCTTTATTTATCAACCCTTTCCTGAAGTCACCCCATCCCCTCTTCCATGTATTATTCACGGATGGAGACAGACAGAAAAATACTTTGAAGACTGTCCTTTGCACCTCGACTTTGAAGGGGCTCTTGGATCCAGGGCTCCCAAGATCCGCCACACTATTCTTGAAAAGAGCTGGTTTATGCATGTGAGACTCGGTGACTACAAGATTCTTGCCCACCACCAAGTGGACCTCGTCCCCTATTACATCTTCTGTCTGAAACAAATACCCCCTGGTTCTACCGTCGTATTCTTTAGCGACGAACCTGAACTGTGTGTAGGCATGTTTAAAGAAATGGTTGAGAGTATGGGCCTCGCATTTCAGCTCTTTGACTCAAAGGATGAAGTGGAGAGCCTCTATGCAATGTCTCTTTGCAAAGGCGGAGCCATCGTGGCGAATAGCACATTCAGTTGGTGGGGCGCCTATTTCGCGAGACAGGGGGCGGCGCCAGCCTTCAAAGCCTACTATCCTTCCGTCTGGGGATCCGGCCTTCCACCGCCCACGGATGTGACGCCATCATGGGGAATCAGTGTCTGAAATTTTTTTTGGGCTTGAGTAAAATTGAAACAGAAGCGGCGACCTCAACCATCACACTCCAACGCAATGTCTACTCCCCTCTGGAATGGATTCGTGTATGAGCAGCACCAGGTTACTGGTGTTCGTTGGATGAAAGAAAGAGAAGCAGCCCCTTCTCATCGCGGAGGACTCCTCTGCGATGAGATGGGACTCGGTAAGACAATTCAGATGATCGGCCTTCTGAAGGAGACAGGACTCAAGTCCAATCTCTTCTTCGGCCCCTTGCCCGTTCTCGAGCAGTGGCGCGCGACGGCGACAAAGGCGGGGATCAATTGCTGGATTGCAACGGGTGGTGCCTGGAAACCTCCTTCTAAGGTCTCTCTGCGCGCGCCCAACCTCTACCTTGTCAACTATGAGGCCGCGATCAAGAATCCTGACCTGTTTGATAGGCCCTGGGACCGCATCATTTGCGACGAGGCTCACCGCATGGCGAACAAGGGTGCGAGCTGGACTCTGATCAAGGAGATTGAGTGCTCTATTCACTGGTTTCTGACTGCGACACCGATCGTTAACAAGACCAGTGACGTGAACGCCCTCTTCGAGATGTTGGGTCTCAACTACAACCCCTCTCTTCTTAGCATCTATGTGCTGGCGCGAAGCATGGAGAAGATGCGCCCCATCCTCCCTAACCTTCCGAAGAAGGAGATCCAGATGACGCACATCCTCGATTTTGATACGGAGGACGAGGCTGACTTCTATCGCGGTATCCAGGGAGATATCAAGAGGCGCTTCAGGGCTCTCGCAGATGAGGGAGGTGCAGGAGCTCTGGACAAGCTCAAGCTCATCATGCGTCTTCGCCAGATCAGCCTTCACCCGCAGATCTACATTGAGGGACGCAGAAAGGCGCTTGGTCCTACGCTCTATACGCGCCCTGACTGGATTGACCCGAGCACAAAGTTCCAGGGAATCCGCGATCTCGTCGAGAAGGACGGTGAGCCCAAGAAGTGGATCATCTTCTGCCACTTCCACAAGGAGATGGAGCTGCTCAAGGAGTTTCTCGGCTTCAGCGACAAGATCGATACTATTTGGCTCTATCACGGCGGCCTTTCGGCGGGTCAGAGGACGACTGTTCTTGAGCAGACCGCCAATCCGAACGGAGGCAAGCACGAGATTCTGCTCATCCAGCTCCAGTCTGGTGGCACGGGTCTGAATCTGCAGCACTTTCAGAGCATCGTCTTTTCGGGCCCCTGGTGGACTGCGGCTCTCATGGACCAGGCGATCGGTCGCGCAGTTCGCATCGGCCAGAAGGCTCAGGTGGTTGTGCATCACATGATTCTGAAGGAGGAGCAAGGGCTCAATATCGACCGGCTCATGAAGAACAAGGCAGAGGCGAAAGGTAAGTTGTGTATGGAGTTTCTGGAGGCGGCAGATCACACCGTCTAGAGCGTTTAACAGGGCCTATTATTTTTTTCTTTTCACTATAAAAAATGTATGTTAGTAAATCTAAGAAGAAGTGTAACAATAGGTATAGAAGAAAAAGAGATCGCTTACGTAATCTCAATAGGTGCCGAGAATGCACTGGTAAGGCGGAGGTAATTAATCCATATATGGCTTTACTGGATAGACTAGTGATGAACTCCTTTTTTTGTTGGAAATGTATTTAGAAGACAACCCGCTTAGCGCGCTTCGCCGCGCGATCAATTGCGTCTTTCTCGACCGCAGGGATCAGAGAACGCTCCCACGGATCAGTGCTATTATTCAGAAACTCAAGGAGATCGGCAAGATCGGGATCTGCAACATGCCATGGAGTGTTTTCCCACGTTGCCTTGGCCATCTTGGAGCGAGTGCGACTGGCCACTGTCTGCTGCTTCTCAGCAGCAGGATAGATATGCGCATGAGTGTGAGCCGAGATGTGTGTGCGACCGCAATCACAGCTGTGCGTGTTCACGTGAGTGTGGAAGTGAGTGTGCTGCATTTTGGACTTTGAACAAATCCTTGGACTGAAAGCCTTCAATTTTTGTCATATGACAATATAGAATGGAGCCTGTCAAGAAATTTCTTCTGGGAGGAGAGTCAAGTAATTATCTGACAGCCGCAATTATCACCTTTGTAGCCATTTTTGTTGGCTACGTCATGTGGACACAGGCGGGCACGATGCCTGTTTCCAACTTCCAGGTCCAAGAGGGCTTTGGCGGCGTGGCTGTCGGCTCTGGACTTCCTGACTGTCTGCGCACGAGCTCAGAGGCTGCCCAAGTGGCCGATTTCTTTCTTCAAAGAGAGACAGTCGTTGAAGAAGGAAAGGATGATCTCCGTGAGCTCTTTCTGCTGCTCAGCAAGCTAGCCTGTTTCAAGAAGGATCTGATGAGCACAGCGGGCCTCGTTGAAAGCACCCGGTATCAGGCCTATTCTACGGCCCATGACATAGAGCCGATCGCCGAGACGACATCCCGTTGCCTCGCGAAGACGATCCCTCCTCGTGACTTAGAGCTCGCCTTTGACAAGTGGGCCTCCCGAGGCGGCAAGCTGCTCCAGCGGCTGTGCACGGCCTATGGTGTGTCACCTACTGAAAATGAGAATCTAAAGAAGACGTTCTCTCAGTGCCTCGCTGATGTTAAGGATGTCGCTAGCAAGGTTTGCTTCGTCGGTGAGCCGCTGATTGCTGGAAAGAAGTTTGAGCGCGGAGCACAGAGCTATGAGCCCAGTGGTCTAGCCGATCTGGGGGCTTACAAGGGGTATTATTAAAAAAGGCGCTTGCTCGGTCCAAGAGACACCTCCTTGCGTAGAAGCTCTAGGGAGGCCTCCAGCTCCTTTTTTCTTAGTTCTGTCTCTTTTGTGAGTGTCTTCTGCTCCTTTAACGCCTGGAGTTCATAAGATAAACTATAATACTCACACTCCTTCTCCTTCGGCTTTGCAGCTGTCTGGATATTCTGAAAAAGTGTATCTAAAATGGCCTTCTTTTTCTCATAATAAATGTGGGCCCCTGATCCTGGCTTATTCGCCTTGAGTCCATCTGCAATCTCTTTTACAATGAGAGCGATATCTTCCATTTCCTTGATAATAAGAAAAGGTTTTTCTTTATATCAATAATACGCTTACTAAGGCTTGATCAGCATCGCGAAGATCATCAGGCCAATGATCTGCCAGAAAGACTTGGCAGGCTTCGCGATCGTGAAGAGCTCAACGATCACGCCGTTCCACAGAAGCTTACCCACAAAGCCGAGGATCACGAATGCAATAAGAAACGCAAAGAAGACGGAGAGGAACTCAACATAGGCGTCGCGCTTCTTGTCTGAGTCCTTGCCGTTTGTCGCACTCTCAATCGCGGCACCAACGAAAGACTGGATTAACATTCTAGTAGGGGGTTACTTTTTCCGGGAGTAGCGGCGATTGCGACGATGCTTTCTTGTTTTTTGTTTATGATTTCTTTTCCCCCCAATCATCTTTGAATCTCTGCATGAAACACTTTTAAAAAAAAATCCGAGCATTTGTTTATTGTTTGGGTCTCCAGTCTGATATCGTTTTGATTCAATACCATTATTTAAAAAATCTGCTGACCAAACATAATAAGAAGAAGTTGCACTGCCACCCAGACCACTATTTTTAAATTCTTTTTCAGGTGCAGTTTTCAACATTCCAAGATACTCATCTTCTGGTGGTGTTTTCATGCCAGCCCTTTTTAGATAGTCAAAAGAGCTTTTATAGCATACTCCTATTGTCAAAAATTCCCATGGAATTTCTTCTTCACTCATTATAATATTAAGAGATATTTTTACTGCTCAAAAAGAAGCTTCTCATTCACCTTGGACTCGCGGTGCTCATTGATATACTTGAGCGCATCTGCCGCGGCCACCTCAGACTTCAGGTGAGTAGAAAGAAGAGCCATGAGATTCTTCGGGGTCAGGCCCTCCTTGGATGAAGAGCGCTTATAGAGGATACGACCACCACTCTCCTTGAGATCAAGAGCACCAATATTGTGCTTCTTCATAATCCGGAGGATCACCTCGTCCATGGCCTTCATCCGCTTCTTCTTCTCGCGAACCTGCTCGCTGAGGCCCGCAACCTCCTTACTAAGCTCACGCCAGCCCTTGATGGTCTGGGAAAGCTGCTGGAGCTCCTGCTGATCCGTCATGGAGACCACAGTTGGAGCATCACGCTCCGTCGATGCACTGGATACAACTGAGTTCGCGGTTACGGGGATTTGGCGCTGGACGTTCATTCTACTTACTTACTGTGTCAACGCTTAAGGCCTTAGCTTTACTTCTTGTTGAATAAGGGTGGAAATTCATATAGGGCCATGTAGTTCCATCAGAGGCTTTAAAGTATTTTGAAACTGCAAAGCCATGCTTCGTATACCACTGGGCCACGTGCGGGCTCTGAGCAGGAACCAAATACAAGTTCTTCTTTACCGAGCGGCAATGATCAAGAATCGCTGTCAGAAGCCTCGTCCCCAGCTTGAATCTCTGAAACATAGGATGAATAGAGAGATACTTTAGCATTCGTGAAGAGCCCCAAATTAGAGCAAAGCCGATCAAGTCGCCCTGAGAAGTAAAGATACCAATGGATTCAGTCTTAGACCTGAGGCGCCATGATAAGTTAAACTCAGGATACTCTTGAGAATCAAATGTTTCCTCAAAAATATCCTTTGCAGACCTGTAATGAAGGCAAGTGAGCGGCTTGATTGCGAAGAGCATGGCTACATACTAGTAGCAGCGATTTCATTTCAATTTTACTTGGTGTTCCGTTCAAGAGCCTTTGCATTCCAGTAAATACTCTTAAGAACCTTGTTATCCCTCGGAGGAAGAGGGTTAGGGGCGCCTGGTATAGCCCTTGCAGTGTAAAAGTAGTTATTCGTATACTGGGTTAGTAGAGCTGATGCGTAGAAAGGATAGGGAAGATCATAGAGGAATCCAGCAGCATCAATATCGCATAGAAAGGTCTCATAGACTATTTTCTGTTCGTAGTGCTCTACCTTGCTAAACCTCCCTCTATAATGGCGGAGGATATGGTAAATCGCCGCATTATTAATATCATTAATCCTTCTGGAAGGTCCTAGGGGAAGAATAATTATAACGCGAAAGCAGGGCATTCTGATTATTATTGGGAAAAGGATAGGGGTCAAATTTACATCCAATAAATAGATGCTTGCCGCCTTCCTACTCGGCCTATTTGTGGCGGAAGGATATCAAGGAGCAGGTGTTCAGCTCTTCAAACAGAACGAGGTTCTTCTTGTTCAAGGATTTCGCTCTGGAAAATGGGGGTTTCCGAAAGGGCACAGAGAGCTCTCTGATCTTGACTGGAAGTCTGTGGCACTCCGCGAAGTGAAAGAGGAAACAGGATATGTTTATGGGATTGACTATGCTCTCTGTGATGATCAGGTGGCTCGGTGGGGATCGCGCCTTTATTGGAGAGGGGGCATGTTAACAGACAGGGGCCCTACCCATAATGTGACGGAACATAGGGGTGTTCAATGGTTTCCTAAGGAGAAGATGGAAGGTCTGAGGGTAACAAAGGATGTTGAAGAATGGATGCACTTTGATTATACAGTGTGTGCGGTTGAAAAAATTGGTGCGGTTGGCGTCCAGTAACAAAGGGTATGGAGGACGGTAAATTCTTCTTGGAGACTGTATGGTATATGGTCGCCGAGAGAGTTATTGAACGCGCTATCGAGGTCTATGGTCTCGATGAAGGACGAGCGGCTGCTCTGCGAGAGGTCTTTCTAAAGGGGAATTTGTATCGTGTTGAACTGAGTTAGTTACGGTGAAGTGGCAGGACATTCATGTCACCACTTTCTTCTAAGTGGCAGGACATTCATGTCGCCACTTTCTTCTAAGTGGCAGGACATTCATGTCGCCACTTAACCAAAGAACAGCTTCACTCTATCCCTCACCGCCCCTCTGCAAATGTAGCATTGCGAGATCTGTTTTTTAACGCATGTCGCGCAATACGTATGCCCGCACGGATTGAGCCCAAACAGGATCTTCTCTGTGCAGCAGATGGAGCACAGCGGCTCAACCATAATATCATCCACAGTATTTCTGATAGCAACAGTATCTTTAAGAAAAAGGAATTTGCGATACGCTTCTATGAGAGAAACATAGATAGTCTCAATTTCATTATCATAAAATACCTTTTCAAGATATGCCTCGGTCGCTTCCGCAAGAGGCTGGAATGCTTCATTGTCTTTGAGCTCAGTCAGAACTACAATCTTCTTTTGAGCCCTATCAAATACATCAAGACGCATCTGTAGCATTGTGTCGAGTCTGATGATCTCCTCACCCGCCTCCTTGTATTCATTCATTAACCATTGACTTTGCGCCTGGAATCCCTTAAGACTAGGCTCAAATTTCTTCAGACCCTCTTCAATAACAGGAGTAAGATCAACACCTGAACCGTCCATTGCGATGCCACGTAGAGTATGGTGGGTGGGCTGGAAGTTGCCCCGTGAGAATCTGCGAAGAAGAGCTTCAGCAGGTCCAAGAGTCGGATGCTTGACCAAGGGCTTCGCGGCAAATTCTAAGAGGTCATTCACCTTTGTTAAGAGAAACTCGCGGAGTCGACGCTTCCACTGGATCTGAACAGGAGGAATCTTCTCCTTTATTTCATGAATATGGCGGCTTACCACATTGTTCATAGCAGTTGTAAACGGTGTTGAATCATTTGACTCAAAGGATATGGGCCGTTCATTCTCAGCATCTTGCCAATTTGCAGGCGCAAACGGCCCTGCGAAATCACTGCTTTCAGATTCCATCTAGTTGAGAGGCTCTTTTGAAGAGGGTGGGTTAGACCGCGGTAGAGTTAACAACCTCTCGTATTACAGACAAGCGACCAGTCATAGGTGCCAACTCGGGCTCTCTCGGATCAGGAAATACCGTTACGACGGTATCCTCTTCATTCTCCTTGCTAACAGAGTCAAACTGAAGATCACCGCCCTTTTGTCTTAATAAACGGACCCTCTTCATATATCTGTTCTTTCTCAAGGCCTTGCGAGTCTTCTTTGCAAAGCGTGTAAAACGTCTGGACCGTGATAAACGCTTCACCATTTAATGTAAAGATAGAAAAGAATGAGCTCCGATGATATCCATTTCTTCTTCATGATGCGCGAGCAGATTAAGCTCTTCCACTGGCAAACGAAGGTCTACAGCCGTCACAAGGCGACGGATGATGTCATAAAGGCCCTGGATGAGAGCATTGATAAATATGTGGAAGTCTACATGGGTAAGTATGGTCGTCCGAAGATGATCTCCCGGAATAACACGATTCGTATACAGAATCTCTCAGAGAGCTCTATTGTTCGCTTTATCAAGAGCTGTATCCAACATTTGATCAAGGAGTTACCGAAGGGCCTCAAGCCTACAGATACAGACCTCGTGAATCTGCGCGATGAGATGCTGGGTGAACTCAACCAGCTCCTCTACTTATTTACTCTTCGCGGATAAGAATTTGAGGTGATCACCTTCCTCCAAGCCGAGAGCCTTTGCATCGCCAGCATTGAATTCAATTGCATGCTGCGCATTGTAGGTCGATGTAATGTCCTCACAGACCTCTCCTGTTCTACATGGTTGTGCACCTCTTATAATACTGACAATTCTGAGAGATCCGTCCAGCCAGACAATATCTAGAGCAAATCGCATATTCATCATCCACATACTCCGACGCTTGGCCTTATCCGTAAAAAGAAAGAACATCCCTTGAAGATGGGGTTGTTTGTCTCTGAACATGAGTCCTTGTCGCCGAGTTTCCTCGGTTTGAACAAGCTCTGCTTTGAAGAATCGGCCTTGGCCTTTGTTAACACGAAAAGAGAGTAGGTCGCCCTCTTTCATCTAATTATATTATAGAATGAGTTGCGATCTAAGTGGATTTACGCAGCTAGACTTTTCCCAGAGTCAGACTTTTAAAACGGCTGTGAATACCTTTAACCGTATCCAGGCATTTGACAGTAATGTGAGCACACTAAAGCATATTGGTGCTATAAATCAGTATTATTACAATTTTAAAGATTATACTGAAAAAAATAATTATATACAGGGTCAATTACTCTTAAGACAGAGTTATCCTACTCAAAGCACTATTTGGACCTCTGTCCAACGGAACTGACACTCTTGAAGAGGTTGGAGAAGTAGGCGGCAAGAGTGATATCTACTGCTATGAAATATGTCTCTGGTGTAAAGGTGAGAATCTCCTCTTTACACGGTAGGCTTTTGGGGTTTCCTGCTCCTGCCGACGACTGTTCCTCGGAACTTGGAGAGAGTGGCTGCGAGCTGCTCTTCCCAGTTGGGGAGGAGACTGAGTTTTCCCTCGACGGACTTGGTTCCAAGAAGGATGGCCTTCGGATCTGCATTGATATCGAAGTAGTAGACATTTCGTTCTTTGTCTGACCAGTAGGGGACTCCATCGATCACTTCGCGCTGCATACTAGGGCTTAATGAGGGGGGCTGGTCAATTTTATTACTCAGCATTCCCTCTCAGAAGTCGGCATTCCCAATGATGACTTCTTTAGAAGTCGGCATTCCCAATGATGACTTCTTTAGAAGTCAGCATTCATTTTGAACGCCATATCCTCCTTCTTCTTACCCGATGCCGCCTTGGCATACGTGCTCACGCGCTTCTCAAAGAAGTTGTCCTTATTCTCCAATGAAATGCGCTCCATGAAGCCAAACGGATTCGTCGAGCACCAAATCTTCGGGTAGCCCAACATCAAGCAGAGGCGATCAGCCACGAACTCAATATACTGCGCCATCAGCTTTGCATTCATACCGATCAGCTCGCAAGGAAGAGACTTCGTGATGAACTTCTTTTCTATTTTTACAGCCTCACGGATTAGCGTGTGGACCTTCTGCTTCGGCAGACGATTCACAACCTTGCTATACAAGAGGCAGGCAAACTCCATGTGGAGACCCTCATCGCGCGCAATGAACTCATTGCTTGTCGTCAGACCAGGGAGGAGACCGCGCTCCTTCATCCAGAAGATAGCACAGAAGGCACCACTGAAGAAGATGCCCTCGACCGCGGCAAACCCAATAAGACGCGTGGCAAAGTCGGCATCCTTGGAATCAATCCAGCTGAGAGCCCACTCGGCCTTCTTCTGAATGCAGGGAATCGTCTGGGCGGCGTGGAGAATCTTATGCTTCTCCTCCTTGTCCGTGACGTAGTAGTCAATGAGCAAACTGTATGTTTCTGAGTGGACAGCCTCCATGTAGGTCTGGTTGGCATAGAAGTAGCGGGCCTCGGGCCACATCACCTCCCTGGAGAAGCGGGTTGCGAGATTTTCCATTACAATTCCATCGCTGGCTGCAAAGAAGCCAAGGATATTCTTGATAAAATCCTGCTCGGCAGAGTTTAGCTTCTCCCAGTCCTTCATGTCCTTGCTCAGATCAATCTCCTCGGCGAGCCAGATCACTGACTGCTGCTGCTTGCAGCGCTGCCAGAGATCGGCATGTCTAATCGGAAAGAGAACAAGGCGCTCTTCTGCGTCTGAGAGGAGCGGTTCAGGCTTTTGCTCGAGCTTTTGCTCGAGCTTTGGCTCAGAAGCAAGCTCAAGAAGAGGCGGCTCCTCGTGCAACGAACTCTTGCGAGAGGGGCGGTGGGTAGGGGACCGGACGGCAGGGGCACTCGTGTTTACTTCAGGGATGGTAGTAATCTCCATCTCGGCAGAAAACGTCGTAATTTTAGAAGAGAAAGGAGTTGTCATCTGGCGCTAAAAGGAAACTTTGTGGCCAGGCTGATCAAATTTATTGCTTGCGCTTTGTCTTTCCCTTTTTGTTATGTTTCTTACCAGTGCGTTTCCTGGTTCCTCCTCTTCTCCTTAAACAACCACATGTTAACCATGTGCACCAACTAGGACACGTTTCTTGAGGTGGCGGAATTTTTTCAAAAGTAGGTTGTCCACTAGGAGGAAGTCGTGCCAACATCTCGTTAACTCGTAAAATTACATTACTTGGTTTAAGATTACCTGTGGAGTATGCATAAGCAAATAAATTCTTATGATTGTCATCCCATGTGGGATTATATGTTGTATAGTTATTCCCAAAATCTGTATAAACAGCCCAAGGATAATATAAAAAATGTGGCATCAACTCTGTTCCCTTTGTTTTATTTCTTTGAAAAAGAAGCATTGTATAATCAAATAGATTAATATCATTTATAATAAAAAGACTACGTATAAAAGCTTGTAAAGTCGGATCACGTATCCTTGTTCCTAAATCAACAAGAAAAATAGCCATATCACAAGAAGTTGGTCGATAATTTGTTTGTGTTTTTTTATTTATAGTTTTTAGATTATCAATATAGTTTCCATAAGAGTTACCTTCAAAAAAAATAGAGCTTCTTCCAAAATCAATTAGTTTTACGTTTCCATCTTCATCAAGCATAATATTTCCAGTGTGTAAATCATTATGGCAAAAAGAAAATTTTTCAAGATTATGTAATATAGTTGCTACTTTAGATATAATATCAAGAACAGACTGATAACCAGTAGTAGATCTAGGTATACTTAAATATTCTTCAATATTATAAGGAATAACTTCCATTTTAATAAATAATGCAGTTTCTGAAGATGCTGCTGGTGCCCCAGAAGCCGCTAAAGAAGAGGCGCTGCTAGCTAGTGTGCTGCTTCTCGCATTACGTCTTATTGCCTCATTTTTAAATATTTCAGTTGGAACACAAATATTTTTTCCAACATTAACATTAGTTGAGAGAACAATAGGAATAAATAATTCAAAAAAAAAATCAACAATAGGAGATCTTTCTTTTAGATCAATAATAATTTTTTTGTATATTTGATTCTTTTCATTTCTATACATTATACCAAATCGACTTTTATCTTTATTTTTCGGTAACTGAAGGATATTTTTAATAGCGCCCCTCACAAGTAAACGTTGATCATCTTCAATAATTTTAAGAGTAGGAAGTTGTACTGCATAATCATATAAAATTTGAGTTGTTTCACCTTGTAAAGCCCTTATAATTTCTCTTATATTGCTTTTATCTCTGTTTAGAACTTTCATAAACTTATTCTCAACCGTCTCCATTTATTAGTAGTAATAAAATATTTTACAGGGCACTCTTTAAAGTTACGACATTACAGTAATGAGCCTTAAAATTAACAGCTCGCACATGCCTCGATAAAGTATCATGGAAAATAAGGGCAAGCGTTGGACAGATGAAGAGATCATTCAGCTCTTGACTTCCATCAGAAAGAAGAAGACACATGAGGAGCTGGCCGTTGCCCATGGTCGCTCTAAGAACTCTATCTTTCAGAAGCTCAAGGCGCTGGCCATTGATTATTACGAGGGTGAAGGCAAAACGGTGGAGGAAATCCAGCGTTTCACCGGGCTCTCAAAAGAGGTGATTGAGCAGGCCATCTTGGAATCTAGCGCCCCAAAGATCTACGCATATTACCGGGCATCAACAGGCAACTCAGGTATAAGTCATTCTTGGGAGGAGTTCTCATCGATGATCAAGGGTCTCAAGCAGATCACACATCGATCCTTCTCAAGTGAAGAGGAAGCTGCCGCGTGGATTGAGTCAAAGAAGGCGGAGGTGCCAGTGGCCTCAGCCACTGTAGCTGACGCCAGAGTGGCTGACGCCACCCTGGCTAAAGCGCCTGTGCCAACCCCTTTCCGTATCAGCTCTCTCTCAGAAAAGCAGCGGCTAGCCTTTGATGCTGTGCAAGAGGGTCAGAACGTCTTTCTGACAGGGCCTGGTGGCACAGGAAAGACATTTCTGATCGGCCTCATCAAGGAGTCTCTACCAAATGTGGCCCTAACAGCCATGACCGGTTGCGCAGCGCTCCTTCTCGGCCAGGGCGCAAAGACCATCCATTCATGGGCAGGAATTGGCCTCGGCACTGGGGGATTTGAGCAAATGATCGGCCGAATCCGCATGATGAAGAAGGCGGCTGTAGCATGGAAGAATACGCGGACCCTCATCATTGATGAGATCAGCATGATGACTCCCGATATTCTGGAGCTTCTGGACAAGGTTGGAAAGCGTCTTCGCAACTCGTCCAGGCCGTTTGGAGGACTCCAGGTTGTCTTTGTCGGGGACTTCTTCCAGCTCCCTCCTGTTGCAAAGGGTGTGGAGACGGCCTTCGCATTTCAGAGTCCTATCTGGAATGCCACAATTGAAAAGACAGTTGCACTAGACCGAATCTTCAGACAGGAGGATTCGGCCTTCCAGGAGATTCTGGACGAGGCACGCGTTGGAGAGATATCGGCAAAGAGCTTTACTACTCTGAAGTCGCGGTGTAACTTAGACTATAGTGGCGAGCTCATCAAGCCGACAATCTTGCTAGCCAGAAAGGCGGATGTTGAACTCATTAACAAGGGAAGCCTTGATGCTCTCCCTGGAGAGGTGCGCCTTTACAGCGCGAAGACAAAGAATGGAAAGCATCCTCCCTCTGAGGTAAAAAAGATTGTGGAAAAAATGGATGCGAATAGCCCCTATGTGCCTGAACTTGTTCTCAAGAAGGGAGCACAGGTTATGCTCATCAAAAATGTGGACCCAGAGAATGGTCTCGTTAATGGCTCTCGCGGCATTGTGACGGACTTTACACCACAGGGAAAGCCAGTTGTTCATTTCAAGGTCGGCACTGAGATCACGGTTGACTATGAGATCTGGGCATCCGACCACGAGTCCCCAGTTGAGAGGATTCAGATTCCTCTGTGCCTCGCGTATGCGCTCACTATTCACAAGTCGCAGGGAGCCACTTTGGATTGCGCTCTTATCGATGTGGGCCCAAAGATCTTCGAGTATGGCCAGGCATATGTGGCGCTGTCGCGGGTAAAGAGCCTGGAGGGTCTCTATATTAGCTCAGTCTCTGCTGAAGCGTTCCGTGCACATCCTACGGTTAAGAGCTTCTATTCAGGCACCTACATACCTCTTGTAAAGGAAGCTCCTCCTATGCTCCCTGAGCTGAATACGGAAAGCTACGCCTTTGATGAAGAGGCTGTTGTTCTGAGAAAGCAGCCCTCGATTAATACGTTCTTTACTGGTCTTGGTCGCAAGGCTTAATTACTTAAATGCGCTCGGTAAAGAAGCCATAAACGCAAAGATGCTCATCGGCGCATCTGTTTTCAGTTGAAAGATACCCGCCTCCGTTTTATTCAGAGTCAGAGTGCGAGTCTCCATATCAAGACGCTTTTCCTTGGCACACAAGTCAAGGAAAAGCTTCATAAAATCACCATAAAGAATTGTATCTTCTTTGTGGCCAAGCGTGAGCAGCCACTTTTTTGTTGCCGCCTTTGGCTTTAAAATAAACTCCTCAATGCTTGGAGTTTGTGTGCGCAGCTTCTTGAAAATGCGGCGAAATCCTGTGTCGGCTTCCTTGGCCGCCTCCTCAATTCCTCTTGCTGCTTCCCGTATTTCCATGCATATATCCTCGGAGGAGCAGTTTTCGAGTTGATCAAAATCAAGCTCCATACTCACTTGATTCTGGGTATTATGTCAAATTTATGCCCAAAGGGCTTCAGGCTAAGGCAGCGGCCGACGCTTTTATCCCGAAGGGTGTCAGGCCAAAGCAGCAGCTGACGCCTTTAGCCCGAAGGGCGTCATGCTAAGGCAGCGGCCGACGCTGCTAGGCTTTGGCCTCAGGCCAAAGCAGCAGCTGACGCCGCTATGCTAAGGCAGCGGCTAATGCACTGATCGGGTGGTGAACCTCAATCCATGCAAAGGCCGGCACCTCATCCTGACACTTCATTGATACAATCCAATGAGGCGGAACGATTAGCATGTGACCAGGCCGTAAAACAATGTCCATATACTGCACTTCAGACAAGAGAGGGCACTGACTCGGCGACAGCTCCGTAAGAAACAGCCCTTCCCACCCTTTCGGTAAAAACTTCGTGGACGCCGACATGAAAATGGAGCATGTAAATGTGCCGTTAGTAGGAAAAAGGAGTGTGTGTGCGGCAATTGTCTGCCTCATTCCTGCTGAGCTCAGATACGCCTCGGTGCTCAGTGACATGAGGCTGCCATAGATATATTCCTCCTTAATTCTCTGAAACCAAACATGCTCCGCCCAGATCTGAAGACCGAGCTGATTTGCGAGGCTGCGACGAAGGTCGGGAGGTAACACACTTAGACTCTGCCCCTTCGGCGATTCCAGATAGCTTCCTAGGGTAACCCCTGCCCCCACAGGAAGAGTCTGGATTCTAGGGGTTGTTTTCAGAATATCAAGGGTCAGAACTTTCGGTTGACCAAGACCTCGTATCACAACAGGGCTGTTTTCACTCAAAGGATCTGAAAGAGAGTCAAGTTTGTCTCCCTCAATCTGTAAAATAGTAAATTCTGTAGAGACTTGTTTATAAAAGAAAACAAGAAGTAAAAAGGCTATGAGAAAAAACAGTATGATCTCAATCATCTTATCTTACGAGTCTTTCTGGAGTTCTGATTTGTGCGCAGAAGGCTCGTGAACAGGTTCGGCATGAAGTTGTGCTGCTTGATGTTCTTGATTTCCTTCTTGGTCAGCTGCTTCTTGTTCTTCACTGCCTTTCCGTTCTTCCTCGTGATGACCTCCTTCACCCCCTTTCCGTTCTTGATCACCACTCTCTTTATCTTTTCCTCCTTCCCCTGCGGCCCCATTACGAAGTGTTCCTGCACTGAGTTGTAGCTGAACATTCTTCTTAGTGCGGCGAGTTTTTGCCTTGAGGTAAGTCTTAATAGGGGTTATAGAGCGGCGGCCCGTAACACGGCGCGTCTTTACATTACTGTGTCTCTTAAATAAATACAGAATGGCATTGAGTTTGGTCGTATTGATCTCTTCATCTGACTCACTCGGTGTCGGAAAGAGTGAATAGGGCGCGTAAGCAGTACCTAGCCACCGCTCCAACGTCGGGCTCATGTCCTCATCGAGGATCTTGGAGATTGCATCCTGTTCCTCTTCTGTTACCACATCATCCAGTTGTTTGACAAGGCCTCTAAAATAGGCATCAAGCTCTGGAAGATTCGGAATATTTGCCATATGCTCAGGGTCCGTCCATGTATTAAGATAAGGCTCAAACCCTTTCGGTGCATGGGTAAGTAAAAGGTCTAGGTGCGAGTCCCAGAGCTCTTCATTGTCTGTTGATAAGCGGTGAACACAGAAGCGTCTGAAACTCCAGATTAGAAGTTGTGTTAGCACTGCATTCCATGCGTTTTTTGGCTTTTGCTGAAAAGGGCTGTCCATCTAAGAATGCGCCACTTGTAATCTATAAGGAGCAGCCGCATGTTCCACTTTTCAAAAAAATCTATTCGGGTCAACGATGAGCAGTCCGCCGCCATTCTCAGACCACCAGGCGTTCATCAGCGAATTCTCGCCTCGGCCGGCTCTGGAAAGACAACCACCTTGACGGCGCGTATTGCCCAACTTATAGAGGGGTTCGGAGTCCCTGCCGACCGTATTGTCCTCATGACCTTTTCCAGAAACGCGGCGAATCAGATGAAGGCGCGGATTGAGGCTCTGATCGGACCCACTCGCATCTGGGCAGGCACCTTCCACGGACTTTCTAGAGAACTTCTTCAACAATTCAGCCCAGAATCTCTCAAGACTCTCTATTTCGTCGACGAATTAATCGGAATGGGAGAGGAATGGCTCAAGACGCAAAAAGGTCGTGCATGGGTTGGAAAGCTCAGATATGTGGTGGTCGATGAGTTCCAAGACATCAATGAGGCTCAGTGGCGGATGATTGAGCGCCTTCTTCATCCTGGGGCCAGCCTGATTATTGTCGGTGATGACTGCCAGAATATCTATACATGGCGCGGGAGCCATGTGAAGTATATTTTGGAACTGCACACAAAGATCCGAGGACTCGTGGACGACCAGCTTCGGAGAAACTACAGATCACGAGAGTCAATTATTCGCGTCGCGAATACGGTGATGGCGCGTATTCCTACCCTGGAAGGAAAGGGGTCTATGTTGGCAGAGAAAAAGGGTGGGGAGAAGCCCCATGTTCGCTTTTTCTATCGGCTATGTGATGAGACGGACTGGATCATCAAGACGATTCAGGAGTGTATTAAGAAAGAGGGGGTAACAATCGCCGTCCTTGCCAGAACAAACTCGGATCTGTATCGCATTGAAGAGGAGATGATACAGAATGGCCTGAAATGTCGGCTGCGCGATATTGGCATTGATGAAGTGACGGGCGAAGGGGCCGTGATTGATCTTGTGACTTTGCATGCGAGCAAGGGGCTTGAATGGGACATTGTCTTTCTGATCAATTGCAATGATGATGTCTTTCCTTCCTCCAAGAAGCCTCATAACATAGTATGTGAACGGCGCCTGTTCTATGTGGGCGTTACAAGGGCGAGAGAAGTGCTCCATTTCAGCTATACGCGCGATGAGCGTGCTCTATCTAGGTTTGTCCGCGAAATCCCTAACCAGCTTATGACTTATCACGGACTGGCGCGATTTTGTCTATCTGATTTGGAAATCACGGAAGGAAAGAAGAGGCTGCGTGACCTGATTGCTGGTTTGGACGGTGACGCGTTGGCCGAGCTCCGAAAAGATGGTATCTTGAACTGGCTTTCAAAAGACTGTCTACAGATTGACTCCGTCTTCAGACCAGGCGAGGTGTGGACCACACCCTCCTGGGCCACAGGAGAACATCTCGGAGATTTCCACCGATTTCTACGAATCTGGGTTCTCAGACAAACCGCCTTAATCGCGAACATCCCTTTTCGTGAAACGGTGGTTGAAAAGATGCTGTTTACGCTCCGCATCTTTTCTGAAGATAGAGAGTTCTGGCAGAGCTGGTCCAATGAACTGCGTGACTGTATTCTTGAGTTTTTTGATGGAGAAGAGGCGCGGGCGACACCTCCCTCCATTGATTACACGATGATTGATCAGTGGGCCAAGAAGAGGGGTCTTCCTTGGGAGCCGCGCGATCTTATCCGTGCCACCAGTATCGTGGCCAAGATCCGTGGACAGCTCCGCCCTTTGCGATTTGATTCCTATAGTTTAGAGGAATTTCGCATTGCGCCTGCCCGCTATGTCGTGCCCACGGAATGGAGAGCCGATGTTCTAAGAAGTTGGCGCCGTTTATCTGACCCTGAAAAGTCGTGGAAAGAATGCCTCGTGGATATGTGGAAGATGGGTGCCATGTCTCTTGTTGCAGAGGGGCGAAATGCGGCCATGTATCGTGCCACTGCCATGAGTGACAAGTTGGCCGATGATGATCTGCACGAGTATCTAGAGTGTCTGGATGCGCGTCTCACTGAGTGGCTCTCGAAGAGGCAGATTGTGGGAATGAGTGAGCAGGTTAGCTACGAAGACCAGTTTAATGAGACGATTGATCTCCATACGGTTACAAAGAGCGAGGGGGCTTTCTGGAAGATAGGGGAAAAGGCAGAGACAGGAGACTATGTCTTTCTTGCCATGACGAGCTGGTTTTCTGGATTGAAGAACTCCTCCGTAGGTATTTTCTTACCTCTGGAGGGTCGTTTGTTTACTTTGTCGTTGCCTGTCGACTGGGAAATTAAGGCGAAGCACCTACTAATAAAGGCTTCTGCTGCTTCGTAGGAAAGGACTGCTTGTATTTGTCCTGCTTCGTCGCATTCCAGAAGAGGCTGGACGAGCGAGACAGATTGATCTTGTCCTCAGCCTCTCTGCAAGGATAAGGACCTGAACGGAGGAGGGCCTGAGGCATGGCAAGCTCCGAGACGAAGCGGCTGTCGGCAGGCTGCTTTCTGTTCGGAACTAAGAGACGTGAATTAAACATATCTCCTGAAGGGGAAGGCTCATACTGGTCGGCCTCGCAAACGCCGAGGTGTCTGTCTAGGCGGCGGAGTCTGGACTCGTTGTCAATGGCCGCCTGGTAGAGGGTAGGAGGATAGTGCTCTCCGCCGACGGGCAAAACGGCCGAGGGATTTACAGCGGGTGCAGGCTGATTCTCTCCTGATGTCGTATATTCAAGACAGACCTTGACCCAAGGGCGAGGATCCATAGGAAGAGGAACACTTGTTTCAGGGAGGGTGTGTCGGAGTATCATTGTTGGATCCCAGTGATACTGTAAGCAAACAGGGGGGTAAAAGGGTCTAGGACCCTGGTCCTGGACAGGAAGTGTTTGAACAGGTGTGCCCTTTTCTCTGGGAAAATTGCGTGGGGGAACGGCCTCCATTACTACCGTCTATACTTATTTTTAAGGAAGCTCTCCGAGCTTCCTTAAAAATAAGGTATGACGGGTTATTAGTCGTTTGGGCTAAATTAAGAAGCCTACCGGCTTCTTAATTTAACCACGACGTTATCATTTATGTTTAAATAATTGAGGAGCGGAAATTAAGCCACAATACAACAGACAGAACACTACCCACAATAAAGCCATTGCCTGCACTCATGAGTGACTTATCCACTAGGTAGTAGAAGGCTACAGGCATGATTACATACGAAAGTAGAACGTAAAAGAGCATGACGCCTACAAACGACTGAAAACCCTTCATTTATATACCAGGAACATAGATAATATTTGATCCAGGCTTCACAAATGTTATCTGCTCCACCAACTGTATGACTGCATTCCATTCACAGTCATTGTTATTGATCACTGCACCCGTGCTATCCAACCAAGTAAAGCTCAACTTATCCACTTTTGGAAGAGGAGTCTGATAGGTAATCGGATTGCTAATGAGAGTCTGTGAATACGAGCCAAATGAGTTTAGCAGAAGCTTTCCAAAATACGCCTTAACGGAGCCTGTTGGTTCTTGACTCTGTTTCAGATTCTCCTTGTCTCCTGTTGCGATCTGATTCATGTCGAACTCCGTATTCATTCTCAAATTAATGTAGTCATCAAGAATCTTATAGAAACTTTCCGCTACATGCGTGGTGTCATAGGGTGTGTCCTCCTTAGCATACCCCAGATTCCAACCGAGGCCCCAGTTGTCTTCTGCGGTCACTTTACTGTTCATGAGTGAGCTCTTCCACAAGATTGAATAAATAATCGGGTCTGTATATCGTTGCCTATTCGTCGCTGAGCTGGGTATGATATTTCCTAGGTCATGTTTAATAAACTCTTGTAAATTGGAATTTGTTCCTGCCAATATATTAGTCAATATATTTACATTGGTTTGATACTGTGTATAGAGAGTTATAAAGCGATTTAAGAAATCTCCAAATCCTACTACATTTGAGTAATTGGATCCAGCGTATCCTTGGATGATATTGGAACCGAATACGCGCCCATTTGAATCGAATATAAAATTGTTATTGAAAAGATTAATTACATTTGTATAGTTGCTATTAAAAAGGGTTGGCTGTGTCTGCGAAAGAAGAATCTCATTAGACAAATCTATCAAGCGAACATATCCAAAATCATAACGGTTTGGAAGACTAAAACGCACCATTACTTGGGATTTTTCAGTAGGTGAATAGCCGCGAACCGCAAGATAATAGTAGTCAGATTGTTTAAAAAGAGGAACATCTAGAGTGCACGCATTGAAATTGTAGCCAGAAAAGTTCGTATCTGAGACCATGAAATTAGTTTCAAGGCCCCACTTATTTGCAGAAATGTCTGATATATACTTTGAAGTAGAATCATATGCAAACATGGCGGTATGAGGGTATTCTGGAAACTCAAGTCCACTCAGATCCTTGATTGGATTGTATTCACGTGCAATCTTTCTCATCACAATACGTTGGGTAGGGTAAAAGATCTGGTGCGCATTTATAATACTAACCTTAAAATCAATTGAATCTCCACGGTTGCCCCAGATAGGTGTATAGGTGAGAGCGAGCGGTGTCGTGCGGTTTGTCTCATTGAATAGACACCAAAAGGATCCGCCTCCACCTCCAACTATTTTATAGGGACATAACACATTACCTTGATCACTTTTTATCACTTGAACGGCATTGCTTGTATATGCGTTACTTGTGCCTGGAACAGAATTAAATCTGTAGAGATATATTTGTGCATATGTGTTCTTAGGAATACCTGCATTCTCTCCCATCTCAATCATATCATAGGACATGAAGATTTTGTTCTCATACGGATTCTGAACAAGTGTAATGTCACCAAAGGCATTTGACGTATTTGATGTGTAAATGTTGAGCCTCGTGATATTAGCAACCAAATTACTATTTGTGCTTTTGTATATAAAAGGGCTACCAATATTGGTCATTCTGTCAAAGGCAGTAGAGTCTACTGATATATCACTGAAATAGATTGGATTTACATAGAAAAGGCCGCTCTGGAAATAGGGGGTGTTTTGTTGCATATTCACATCTGCAACAAAGTCGCGGGCCTTGTATTTTAGAGAAGGTAGATCGGCCTCTATAAACGGAGTTCTTGCAGCAATATAAAAACGGCCAAACGGCTCATTCTGGGCTTGGAGCAGCTCATACCGTGGCCTGAGCCCCTGTAGACTTGTTGGAAGAGGCTCAATATAGAGGAGAGGCTGAGTGGGCCCACCCTTTACCATCCCCACCTGTTCTATGTTTTCATACACAGAGAGAATAGAATTCCAGTTGCCATATTCAAAGGTGAATGTGAATCCTCCATAGTTATTATAGTTAAAGGAGTCTACATTAATAATGTCATTTGAACTGGCAAATGGATAGAGACCGTTTGAACTTGAAATCGTGGTTTGGATTGTAACAATCTGTGTGGCTGGATCATAGGTCTCAATCTGGAATGTATATCTATAGTGTCCAAGGTTATCAAGTGTTGCGGCAAGGCCGAGGAACGCGAAAAGGTTTGAACTTCCACTTATTCCTACAAGTTGCGCATTCGGTAGATTTGTAAAGAAAATATCCTGTGTGAATGCATTTTTGAGGGTAAATTCGCGCGTTGTCACATTATTTTCATAGGTATACATATTCAAAATTCCTTGGAAAGGGAAAATAACATAATTAGAAACACGGAAACAGGGCTGTGTGTAGACTGGTGGATAGGAAAAGGGGGAAAAGGGTTTACATCCACTTGGATCTGATACAAGAATAGGTGGTGCTAGATATTGGAGAACACTTGATCCAATAGGGACTGATTGTTCATACTGGGACATGCTCTGATCATAGCCGGCTGGAGGACCTCGTAGCAAATCTGCATGTGTTTTCTTTTTTGGCTGCACAACAAACGTATCAAGTGGTGTGCTCACACCGTCCATATAGAGGCGAGATGCGCTTACATCTGAATAGTAGGGATAGGGAACGATAGATCCTGATAAAAGACTGAAGGTTGTTATATTGGAGTTTGCATCAAACGGAACAATTGAATAGAATGCATTGCTATCAACAATCATTTTACCCTGTGTTTGCGCATATCCATTGATATATGCATTACTTATTGGTATGTATTTTGTGCTCTTTGCCCATTCATAATAGGTTCCTTCTACAAGGTCAAATCCGAAGTTTGTTGTCTGAGTAGGCGAATACGTGATGGAACTACTCAGATCGAACACCATCGTAGCATTAGAGAGTTTAACCTGTTCGCCTGTGAGCGTATTCAAATAGGCGGCTGGATAGATACCCAGATGTTTTATACGCAGATTTGGATCAATCGTGGGGGTTCCTGATATGTGCGCACTGCGGAACATAATCTTAGAAACGTCCCAGATACCGTCGTCTGGTATAAGAGAAATACCCATTACACCGTCGCCAAGTGAGAGGGTATCATTATTCAGATCAGCACCGAGGCTGAGCTCATTCGGAACGAAGCGATAGCCTGATAGGTCTGGAATAGCACCTAGCACAAGTTTCTTACTAAAAGGATCTGGATAGGTGAGGCCAGCAACAAATGGATAGCTCTGAAGAGTGGAAGGAAAGGGGCCATTGGATGTATACTTGATTGACATGAGATTGGCTGGAACATAGGGCTGATTTGCCGTGTTCGGTATGAATACGTCACTATACCAGTGTGCAATGACCGACTCTCTTACTGGCGGGATCGTAGGAGTATAGGTGAATTTTGCATTGGACGTGATAATCTGATTTGAGGATCCTGTGGAAATGTATGTCATGGTGGTCGAGTTATACCCTGCGCCCACTTGGAAAATATATCCTGTAATAGGATCAATGCGCGTTTTTGAGATTAGATTCGTATTGCTCAGTGTCTTGGGTGTATAGCCTACGTAGTCGGTCAGATCGGTAGAGACTCCATTTGAATCATAGCCGAGGGGCACATATGCATTTCCGAATGGCAGAAAGTTCGAGTCGGCGCCGTTATTGGAGGTTTGCTGTTGGATAGGTAGGCGAATAAAGTTCGAGTCGGCCACGGCGGCGTAATTGAAATTGGAGAGATTCAGTGAAGGATTGGCCAGAGGATTAAATCCTGTGAGCGACTTACTGAGGGTTGTAAAGGTTGTTCCATTCGGAAAGGACGTGACGAAAAGAACATTTGTTGTTGTAAATACAAGGCTCTGGGTTCTGATCATCACGTAATAGGTCTGATTTGCATAGGCTGTAAAAGTTACAGAGTTTGTCGTTGTGGTTTGAATATAATTCAGAGAATTCTCCTTGCGCGTGTTATAGACATCTGCCATGAAGGCTCCACGATCATGATAGAGAAAGATTTGGAAGGGAGAGGGAATCGGTAGATTGGTTGGAGAATTTACAAGCGTAAAGGTGAGTGAATAGGTGTGGACCTCCCCTGCTACATGGGAAGGAGGAAGAGGTGCCTTCACCGAGAAGAAGAGGCGATTATTTTGAATATCGAATGGAATGCTTGTGCTGCCCCAGAGTGCAAGTGCATCCGTGTAGGAAATGCCGAATGGGAATGGAGGTAGCTCTACAAAATTCTCGTCAAAACCACCTGTCACATCCATTCCAGCATTCTGTTGATTCTGCACAAACGCATAGGAATTATCGAAGATTTTCTGGTGATTCGTGTCATAGGTTACGGCGTTAAAGGGGGGGTAGCGGTATTTGGTCGGTCTGGGGAGAACAGTGGCCCTCAATGTCTGCCTCGTATACGACTTGAATCTGAACACCGTATACTCAGTGGGATTAATATTTGTGATGATATTGGCCGACTTGTAGATGGGATTCTGATAGACGACACCGCTCACATCAATGAAGGGCTGCAGATAGTCTGCGACATCGACGACGAGATTGTAGGGGTGACTATAGTCTTTCGTGGAGCTCGGATTTGCATTGGAATTCAGATTTAAAAAGGTAGAGACGGTGGGATTCGGCAAAGAAACAAGGTTGGGCCAATTAATAGTGGCGGTGCTGCGGAAACTGCTCAGTTCATTTTGGAACGTGGGTGAGATATTGCGAAGAACAACGTTTGAATCGTAATTGATACTCACCCCAATATTAAGATACGCATTTGTGATAGGCATCTGATTATATACTTGTGTGAAGTAGTCGAGTGAATAGGAGTTGAAATTGATCCCAAAATAGAGGGCGAACATTTTCTGAAGATAGTAATACATGTCTGTAAGCGTAGCAAGTAGAAGCTGTTGTTGCGACTTGATTACATTATACTGGGCTAGCGTTAAATTGTATTTGGACAGCTGCTCAATGAAATATTGATTATACTTGATATTGAGCAGGGCAATTAGGCTCGTGTTCAGGCCTGAGGAACCAATCGTGACACGATTGCTATTGGTATTATATGTTACAGTGTATTCATTGATAAGGGAAAAACGGAACGTATGTTCAAGTCTGTATTGATCAAGAACAGGAGCGTTGAGTGTAATCACTTGAAGAATAACAGGATCATTAATACCCTGAAATGTATAGATGCATCGACTTCTCACTGTTTCTGTCGGTAGGAGTGCAGTTGTTACAATATTGAGATTGATTACCCCTGTAAATGTTTTATCAAGAAGTGTTTCTTTAAGAACAGGATAATAGTATGCGACCTTGATTTGATCGATTGTATAGCTCGTTAGTTCACCGAAGAGGGTCTGGAAATAGTGAGAGACAATCTGGGATATTGTCGGCGTATTAATATAAATATTCTTCTCGGCATCATAGAATGTATCACCAGGTTGATTGAAGTTGAGAGAGAAATCGCCCGCGGCTGCGAAGAGGGGGGCAAAGTCTGTGAACCCGTTGGGATAGTCATAGAAAAGGGGGGTGTAATTTAGGGCGCGCTGTAACTCTGTAACAAGAGTCTGAATGGAATACGTCCCTTCTGTAATACTTGTTGTGACGGCATAGAGGGGGCCTGATGTATTTGTGACACCGTAGGAGCCCTGGAAAATACGGCCATTTTCTTGGATAGTGATGGTCAGATTTCTCTTGTCTGCGCGAAAATAGAAAAAAGAGGAGAGGAGTTTAATTTGGATAAGCTGGAAATTGGTGACGTTCTTATAGACCCGGGGAAGGCGAAGAACCACCTGGGTCGGCTGAGGATAGACAGATTTGTCTCTGTCTTGGCTGTCCAACATGATAATGCTGGTGACGGTTTCTGGGCTGGTAATAATATCTGGAAAGGGTGAGTTGGAGATATCATAGGGCGCCTCGTTGAATCGTGGATCCTCATAGATGAGCTGGGATCTGACATCTGGAAAGTCGGGTCCTGCCGCTTTTGCTAGCTGGAGATCGGATGCAAATTGTCTGTAATTCGGTTGATTTGTTGGACCAGTGCTTGTGTTATCAGAACTGATTGAGGAATCAGAATCAGAGTCTGACTCTGAGCCCGAGTCATAGGGCCTATAGTAAAATGTTGTTGGCTCAGCCATCCTATCCCTTTGTGGCGGTTTTACTTAGGTAGAATTTTATACACTTGCGGTGACTTTATTTTAACGAAGCTTTAGCTTCATTAAAATAAATGTCCAACGACTAATAACCCGTCATACCTTATTTTTAAGGAAGCTCTTTGAGCTTCCTTAAAAATAAGTATAGACGGTAGATGTATATCTTCTTTGAAAAAACCTCTACGCGAGATCTGCCTGATATAAGAATCTTAACAAAAGAGAAAGTTCTAGAATTAATAAAAGAGGATAATTCTGCATATGAACTTTATTTTACAGAAGATAATGCAATTCTTATACGAGTCTACTTTGATATTGAAAAGACAATTACCTCGTTAGACGAAGCCCCTGATGTATTAAAGAGTATGATGGATTTACTTTGCTCTAAATTTGGCATGAATCCAGATACATGGGCAATATGTGATGGAACTCGCGAAGGTCGTGCTTCATTTCATATAATATCAAAAAGGTTTTGTATTGATTTGGAAACATTAAGAGTTCTAACAAATAAACTAAGGAAACTAAATCTCACAGTTGATCATTCAATTCTAGATTTTAATGATAAGAAAGTTTATACATATAATATGTTTCGCCTTCCAAATCAATCAAAATCTAAGCGTTATTTTCGCCAAGATGGACCTCCTTTGAAAGTTATACAGGGATCTGTGGAAGATTGTTTGATTACATGTATAGATGAATTGGAATTGTATTTACCTTTAACGTCGTGATTTTTAGTCTTATTTTTAAGGAAGCTCGAAGAGCTTCCTTAAAAATAAGGTATGACGAGTTATTAGTTAATGAAGTCACGACGTTACCGATGTCAGGCCTCACACATGTGTGGGTGAATTTATCATACGTTTGGATTGATAGCAGCAGTAACATATATATTTGACATTACTCCTCCATAAAGAGTTGCTGCACTAAAAGTAACTTGAGTAACATTTTCTCCAATAGTATTATTAAAAAGTGTTAAATATTGTTGACCATCCAAGCTAGTAGTAGCATAACTTGGTGAAAATGTAATTACAAGATTACCCGCATCTCCCGTTGGTGCATCTACTGCTAGATCATAAGTAAAACTTACTTCCATACTAAGTCCCATAAATCCTCTTAGTATACCTATCTGAAAAACTGCTGGACCATCATAATCGGGAGCGCCAGGATTATTGCTAGTAGCATTAAGAGTAATGCTATTTGCAGACCCTGTATATGTAAATTGATATTGGCTTGCTATAGCACTATAATTATATGCGGGTTGATAGAATTGTTGAGCACTTGTTCCTGATATTTGAGAATTATAGTTTGCGATTACAGTGGCGGCGTAATAACCACCTGCTGCATTCGGCGTAAAGGATAAAGTGGCAGGAGATGTGCGATTTGTGAAGGTTTGAACAAGGGTGTCGCTCGTTGTGGGAGCACCGCTTAGTTTGTAGTAAAGGGCTATGTCATATGAAGTGGCGCCTGTTGTAGGAGTCCATGACACGGTTGCGCCTGACCCTGATAAACCTGAGAGTGTGGCCGTAGTCGACATACTGCTATTATTATCTATTTAATTCTTCTTTTCTAGACGACAATTAGTCAATATTTTTAAGCGCCACCGCCACCGCCACCTTGTGCGACAACCTGCCGCGATGCCGAGATTGAGGAAGTGTAAGAACTACCACTATACACTGAAGTAACAGTTGCTGCAAGATAGTAACCATTTGTCGCTGAACAGCTTATACCATTACCAGATGAGGCACTTGTCTGCGTTACTAAGAGTGTGCTTGAAGTTGTAACAGAAGCTGATGAAGCTTGATATATTCTAACAGTATAACTTAATGGTGTAGAAGCAGGGGCTGTCCAACTTACTTGACAATTCTGGGTAGTGGGTGTAGTAGGTATACTAACATTAGTAGGTGCCGCGGGCGCCGCAATATTAGGCCTATTTCTAAATATACTTATCGGTAGTAACGACATTTACTAATAATAAGGATATTAATTTGGGGTGGGTGCAAAGATTGACGGAACAGGGATCGCGTTCTGGAAAGGATAAGGAAAGGCGCTGCGCCGTGTTGATGTCGAGAGTTTGTGGACTCCTAGTGTTGAATAGCCTTGTAGAGTAGAAAGCTCATTCACAGCACGATCATAGGGGGTAATTGTAGGAAGATTCATTACTGTTGAAAGTGTGGAGAGACCCTCGAGTGTAGAGATCTGATTCATTATATTGATAGACATAGGTGTTACTGCTGATCCATTTACAGTTGATGTCTGAACAAGCGTAGAGAAACGAATCAACTGTCTGTCATACGGGGAGAGGAAGTTGATTGAAAAGGATGCCGTAGTTGACAGGGTAGACAAGGTAAACATCGAATAGATTGATTGGTCTACATCAATTAAAGGGACCATTTGAGTAATTGTTGAAGGTATAGGGGTTTGTGAATATCCTTTCGCAGCATGTAGGGTGAGAACAAGAGGGTCCTCACGGATTGAATAGGTCAGAATAATTCCATTCACTTGAACTTGAAATTTGCTTATGTAGTCTGAGATAGGTATGCCAATAAGATATTCAATATACTCCCATAAAAGACGATCATCGCCATCACTGCATAGATAGAGAGATCCTTGCATGCTGGGTTTTTGAAGAGTAAAGTTATAAACAGCAGCCGTATCGGGAAATCCCTTTGCCGCCCATGAAGCCATATTTTTCTTAAACATAACAGAGTCAAAAGAGAGAAGAGTGTCTCGGTTTCCCTTTTCAATTGCTCTCAGAACTTCTATGTTTTGTGTTAATTCGTCGATATCAACCAGGACTGAAAAGTTCGAAGAGGTTAGATCAACTGCCATCTACCATCTAATCTTATTTTTAAGAAAGCTCGAAGAGCTTCCTTAAAAATAAGATATGACGGGTTATTAGTCGTTGGACATTTATTTTAAGGAAGCTTTAGCTTCCTTAAAATAAAGTCACGACGGTAATTAGAAGAGAACAAAAGAACCTGAGGCTGTATTTACATTGGAAGCAACTACAATAGTCATACTCGTATTTGAATAGAGAGTTGTTCCTGCTGGAGGCGTGACTCCAGATACAGCACCTGTAAATGTCACTGTTGCATCAACAGAGCCGTTGTTTCGGAAGACAACATACTTTCCATAATTTGACGTGGTCAGCGCGTTTGTTAAACTGAGATTCACAGTCAGGGCGCCACCGCCACCTGTGAGATTATAGTAGACACCATAATATTCATTGGGGTAGATGGTAGGGCTAGCGGCTGTGTTTGTGGAATAGATAATGGCACCTCTGGAAGGGCCGTTTACATCAAGTGTGTAGGCGGGTTTAAATGTATTGAGGCCTAGTGTTCCAGCTTGTAGATCAGTTATAAAACCTGTTCCATATGACATTAACGTATAGTCTCCTCTATTATAGGGTGTGATGTATGTAATAGTAATTCGCCCATGATTATCATAACCACCATTGTGCCCAGCATTACCCGCCGTTCCTTGTGTATTTGTTGTGACTGTGAACATATTCTGACCGTAAAGTGAAGCGGTTGTATACCAAGAAGAGCCTCCGCCGCCGGCGTATGAACCAGCCCCGCCTGCACCACCATAGTATCCAGCACCTCCACCACCACCAGCAGAAGATCCACCTGTATTTAAACTTCCTGGAGTTCCACTACCGGTTCCTCCAGCGCTTTGCGTTCCTCCTGATGCATTATCATCTTCTGAACTACCTCCTGTAGAGCTTCCACCGGCTCCTCCATAATATCCATCAGAACCGGCGCCACCTCCAGCACCTGCTATAAGGATTTGAGCATTACTTAGATAGATTGAAGTGCGTCCACCACCTCCAGCAGAACCACTAGAAGAACCACCTCCTCCAAATCCTCCTTGACCTGTCCCTGTCCACCAGGCACCAGCGCTAAATCCTCCTCCTCCTACGAGAATTGTATAGGTAGTTCCAGGAACAACATAGAGAGATCCTGCTAAAGTTCCACCTGCTGAACCATAATAGACTAGATCTGCATAATTTCCACCTCCAGCTCCAAGAAGCGTTATATTAATCTGAAAAACATTAGGAGGACATGTCCAATACTGAAGCCCCCCTGTATAATTAAACACTACTGGTCCATCTAAAAGGAGTGATTTTGACTTTGTAACACCATTTACATCAAGATTGTATGTGGGAAGATTACAATTTACACCAATGCTTGATGTGACAATTTGGAGCGATGAAAACATTGTGCTGAAATCAACTGTTCCGCCCCCACTAGGCTTATTACTCGTAAAAGCGGCTACTGTTGAAACAGCTGTTGACCAGTCCTGGAGAATACCTCTCAGATAGTTGCTCGAATTTACAGTGTAATTGCTTGCATTACTACTGAATGTTCCAACAGAGCTTACTGATGTTGACCAATCCTGGAGAATATTTTTCATATAGTTGCTCGTATTCACTGTGTAATTGCTTGCATTACTACTGAAGGTTCCAACAGAGCTCACTGGGGTTGACCAGTTTTGTAGTATATTTGAGGCCCAATTGCTTGTGTTGCTTGTAAAGAAGGCGACCGTGCTTAGAGGGGTTGACCAGTTCTGGAGGGCACCTCTTAGATAATTGCTGGTGTTCACAGTGTAGTTGCTCGCGTTACTAGAAAAGGTTCCTACCGATGACACAGGCGTTGACCAGTCCTGCATAATACCTCTCAGATAGTTGCTTGAATTCACAGTGTAGTTGCTCGCGTTACTTGAGAAGGTTCCTACCGATGACACAGGTGTTGACCAGTCCTGGAGGGCACCTCTTAGATAATTGCTGGTGTTCACAGTGTAGTTGCTCGCGTTACTTGAGAAGGTTCCTACCGATGACACAGGTGTTGACCAGTCCTGGAGGGCACCTCTTAGATAATTGCTGGTGTTCACAGTGTAGTTGCTCGCGTTACTAGAAAAGGTTCCTACTGAGCTTACTGACGTTGACCAGTCCTGGAGGACACCTCTCAGATAATTGCTCGAATTCACGGTATAGTTGCTCGCGTTACTTGAGAAGGTTCCTACTGAGCTTACAGACGTTGACCAGTTCTGCAGGATATTTGCCATATAGTTGCTTGTAGCCACAGTGTAATTGCTCGCATTACTGCTGAAGGTTCCCACTGAGCTCACCGATATAGACCAGTTCTGGAAAGCGTTGGAGGCCCAGTTGCTCGTGTTCACCGTGTAGTTGCTCGCGTTACTGCTGAAGGTTCCTACCGAGCTCACTGATATTGACCAGTTCTGAAGGATATTTGCCATATAGTTGCTCGTGTTACTACCGAAAGTTCCAACGGAGCTCACGGATATAGACCAGTTCTGAAGGTAATTACGATCGTAATTGCTTGTATTGCTTGTGAAGGTTCCAACAGATGATACAGCGGTTGACCAGTCCGTGCTTGCAGCGGCTGCGAATCCTGATGTATTGGAGGTGAATCGACCAATAGATGAAATTGCAGTTGACCAGTCCTGAAGAATATTGGAAGCATAGTTGCTTGTGTTGCTAGTGAAGAGGGCAACCGTGCTCACAGGTGTTGACCAGTTCTGAAGAGCATTGCTTGTAAATCGTCCAAGCGTGCTCACAGATGTTGACCAGTCTTGGAACGAATTTGCAGCCCAATTGCTTGTATTTGTAGTATAGTTACTCGCATTACTTCCAAAACGCGCCACTGTGCTTACAGATGTTGACCAGTTTTGTAGTAGATTATAGTAATAATTGCTCAGATCATTAAAGTTTGCAGTTGAAATATAGCCAGCTGTTCCAAGACCACGCGTCGTTGACGTGAGCGCATCAATCGCGACCATGGTTCCAAGAGTTGTGTGTATATGCGAATAACTTGCTCCCTCAAAATATACATTGAGTGTCTGTGCGGATGATCCTGTATTATTGGCAAAAATCTTCAAGACAAGTGAATCACCTGCGACAATGTCTATATATTGTAATAATAAATTCGGTAATACCTGTGCCAAGGTTACTCCAACAATATCAGGCACAGTGATAGAGGTTGCGACTTGTGTTTCTGTTACACCGTTTCGTTTGTAAAGAACAGCATAGACTGACACATTTGTGGCGTCTGTTGAACTCGCAAAGAGATTCACATCCCAGAATCCACCGTTGATAAAGGTGGGAAGAGTAAAGTCAGATTGGAACTGCGCAACTGGGATATTATTGGTATTTCCTGATAGCGATATAGGAAGATTTGTTGCGGACGCTTCAGTTGAATTGATCTGAAGTCCCTTATAGGATCCAACCGTTACACTGTAATTTAGATAGAGCACAGTGCCTGTTGTATTTGGCGGGTTATTCACCAAGTTGAGCAAATAGTTGCTGGTATTACTTGTGAAGAAGGTTGCTGTGCTTAGAGGTGTTGACCAGTTTTGGAGTATATTGAACATATAGTTGCTTGTATTGCTTGTAAAGAGGCCAAGAGTGGAGAAACCTGTGGAGGTAATTCCGTGGAGGGAGCTCACGTTGGATGCGGTGTTGCTCGTGAACAGACCGAGGGTGGAGAAACCTGAGGAGACAATTCCGTGAAGAGAGCTCACGTTTGAGGCAGTGTTGCTTGTGAATAAAGCAACTGTGCTTACAGGTGTAGACCAGTCTATATTGTTATTCTTGAAGAAATTACTCGTGTTGCTTGTGAAAAGGCCAAGAGTGGAGAAACCTGAGGAGGTAATTCCGTGGAGGGAGCTTACGTTCGAGGCGGTGTTGCTTGTGAAGAGGCCGAGGGTTGAGAAACCGCTCGATACAATACCATGGAGGGAGCTTACGTTCGATGCAGTGTTGCTTGTGAAGAGGCCGAGGGTAGAGAAGCCACTCGATACAATTCCATGGAGCGAAGACACATTCGACGCAGTATTGCTCGTGAACAGGCCAAGGGTTGAGAAACCCGACGAGACAATTCCATGAAGAGAGCTCACATTCGACGCAGTATTGCTCGTGAACAGGCCAAGGGTTGAGAAACCCGACGAGACAATTCCATGAAGAGAGCTCACATTCGACGCAGTATTGCTCGTGAACAGGCCAAGGGTGGAGAAACCTGAGGAGACAATTCCGTGCAGAGAGCTCACGTTCGACGCAGTATTGCTCGTGAACAGGCCGAGTGTGGAGAAGCCTGATGATGTGATCGCATGGAGAGAGCTCACATTTGACGCGGTGTTGCTAGTGAAGAGGCCGAGGGTGGAAAGACCCGTTGAATAGAGACCAGCGGCAGGCCCTCTCCACTGATTGAGTTCAAGTGTATCCGCGTAGATCATTCCAGTGCTCATATTAGAATTGTAAATACGCGTGAGGGGCACGTTATTAGGTCCTGTTTCAGACACCTGGAACTCGCTTGTCACATTTGTGAGCTGGCTTCCATACAAGATCAGAGGCTGTAGAACGGCTCCAGGGAACTGGCTGCGAACGATTGAATTGCCAGTTCCGTCTACGCCGAAAAGGATCTGATTATTCGGGCCCGACTGCCACTGCGCATAGATAGGGCCAGTGACTGAGTTTGCCGCAAACATGGGATTTGGCGCTGCACCTGTGTAGACTGATGAGAGGGTGTTTGAAAAGGTGATATTATTCGCAAATAGGTTCAGCGTGCTCACTCCACGCTGGACATCAATTGGATTGATAACACCTGATGCAAATGAAGATATGTAGCCAAATGTTCCGAGACCAACAATTGTGCTTCCTAATGCTCCTTGATTAATAGGATTTGCTGTAATGGCGCTAATATAGCCATATGTTCCTAGCCCAGCCAATGTGCTCTGGAGAGTTGCACTTGAGATTGCATTTAGATTGTAGAGATCTGAACCATCACCACGAATTGAACTCACAACTAATTGGATAATATCACCGGTAAAGGCCTGGATTAGTGTTGTAGACACAAGTGTTGAAGTGATTTTGGAGTATGCAGTTGTGGTATCACCAATAAGAAGAGTATTCTGTGCAGTAAGATTTCCAGCAGTAAATATTTTTGTGATCAGCTCATCGGATACGGTAAGACTTGATACGAGGGCTTTTTGAGCCCTCAATGTATTACTTGTCATATAGACATCGGAGCCGAAGCCGATGTTACCGACTGTGCTCAGATTAGAAAGGGTTGTTAAGCCTGGCACTGTAAGAGAGCTTGTGAACATGGAAGATGTCTTCGTAGCATTCGTAGCCTCAAAAGTGCTTGTCGCGATATTCGGACCCACAAGACTATTCTGGAAATTAACAGTGCCAACAAATGCTGAGGTGCCCGTTGTTGAAATACTGGATAGCCTGGCAGTAGCATAGACATTGAGTGAACTTGTTGTGGTTGAGGTAGCTCCAAGTGTGCTCGCACCCACATATTTGGAAAATGTCGACGAGTTGAAAAGGGTGTTCTGTGTTAGATAGAGATCAGCGCCAAAACCGATTTTTGGGCCGAGTGTGCTTAGATTTGTGAGGGTAGTATTGGAAAGGGCTGTGAATGTATCGACTAGGAGAGAGGCTGCGCTAATCGAGCTGATGTAGGCCGTATTATTCGTCATGTAGAGATCGGCGCCGAAGCCAACTAGACCGGATGTGCTAAGACTGGAAAGGTAGCTAGGGCCACCAACTGTCAGACTGCTACGCGCATATATAGTTCCAAGTGTAGACAGTGATCCATACATGAAGGTGCTACCACCCACATTCATGCTGTCAAACACATTCAAAAACCGTCCAGCAACAATATCAAGGCCGGTTGACAAGGTGCTGACAATTGAGACATTACCCGTAAAATTTGCATTTCCCTTGGTGCCAAAACGGGCCTGCGTGGTTCCAACATAGAGATTTCCAGCATTTGTTACGTCATTTTTGGCAACGACGTTCTCGACATTCAGTGAGCTAACCTGCATAACCGTTGTGGAAAAGACAGTCTGGGCCTGGATACTGCTCACGATCATGAAGCCGGCCGTTACACCGAGCACATTGGCAACGGTGGTGGGTGCGGGAAAGGCAAATGTGTTTTGGAGAACCCACGTGGTCGGATCGCGACTTGCCACAGTCACAAAAGCATATGGCTGCGTTAGAGTATAGGAGCTGACACCGTCAAGGAACTGGGTTCCTATCATTGTGCTAACCACAATACGTCTAGAAGCACTCAAATTACCGGTTGTATCGCGAATGCTTACGATACGTCCGGGAAGAGTTGTTGTTGATAGAAGAACGACGATATCATTATTATCGACAAGTGATTGTGTATTCAACAACACAACAGATGTGTTGGAATCCACTGTTACCTGTTGAATCACAGACGTCGGCATACTCTATTGAACAGAGAAGATAAGGTTTCTTTGATTCATTCGCATAATGTCGTCACTTTAAATTAAATATCAAACGACTAATAATCGGTCAATACTGCTTAAAAGTAGTCTTCAATGTAGAAGAGATGAGCAAGAATCCACAGATAAATGCGAGTAATTATATTTTGAATATTGTTGAACTACAAAATGTAATTACAAATGTTACAGGCCAATCTGCGACACAGGCACTCGCATCACAAGTGGCACAGATCCAGGAGATGGTTAATTATGAACAGAAACGAATCAATACCAATGTGATTGCATCCTTTGGCGGGAGCAATTCTATAACTGTTTTGAATAGTTTAAATCTATGTAATGATGGAATTTATACAGCTGTATCATCAACAACAGGTGGCAGTCCAGCACCTGGGAAAAATATTGTCTGTCTTGATACTGCTGGAACGGCTGCCTGGGGATTCATAAGTTCCATGTCAACCGCAGACTCTATTCGATTTAATGGCGCAGGCACAGAAATCGCCAGGTTTACAAATTCGGGCAATCTAGGTGTCGGCACTACAACACCTTCACACGCCGTGGATGTTGTTGGAGAGGGATATTTTACTGGAAATGTGACGGCCTCGAATTTTCTGACACTTTCAGATGGGCAATACAAGACAAATATTCGGCAGATTGAGGGGGCTTCTGGAGTCATAAGTTCATTGAATGGTGTTCGTTTTCAATGGAAAGAGGGTGGGGATCATGATCTTGGATTTATTGCGCAGAATGTGCAGGAAGTTTTTCCAGAGGGTGTCTATGGAAGTAATATACTCCATGTGAATTACCAGAAAGTTATTCCTATTTTGGTGGAGGCGGTAAAGGAGCTCCAGGAACGGGTTCGGGTCTTAGAATCCACATCGCGACTTTAGCGTCGTGACTTTTAATTAAAATGTCCTACGACGTTTATGGTGTCAGGCCTCAAAATTAAGGAAGCTCTTTGAGCTTCCTTAATTTTAAGCGACATCGGTAGACCTGCGATGAATGTGCGGCCAGTCTAAGAATAGGCTAACCCTTTATACTATAGAATGGTCTATAGTGCTACAACAGACCCTCATGGAGAACAACTTCCGGGTATGACACGTCTTGGCGCTGAACCGGCCGCCGACGTGAAGCCGCTGGCAGCTCTGACACGCATTCCTCCTCCTCTCCATCGCAAGGTCATTCTTCTCGCAACGGCCAATATTACGGAGAGCACAATCTTTGCAAATGGCCTTTTCCAGAATATTGTTCTATTCTACAAAATGTTCGAGTCCATGGCGTGGACACCTATCTTGCTCGTGAATGAGAAGCCGAAGAATCTGGATAAGGTGCCTGAGCAGATTCGCACATGCCGCATGGTGTGTGCAGATGAGCTTCTGAAGGAGCCTATTCCTGTTTATGGTTACATTGAGATTGGTATGAGTATTGATCCTGGTATTCGCAGATTTCTGAAGATGGTCGGCAGCAAGATCTGCAAGTTATATCTGGGCAATATCTTGAATATCGATATTGAGACGCCCATTTTCTATCCTGAGATGAACTTCTCTCATCACGTGGTTGGAGAGGTGGATAGAGTCTGGGTCTCTCCCCACTATGCCCAGCACGATCAATATGCCTGTTCTCTGAATCACGTGCCTATGAGGGCGGCCGAGACGCAGGTGGGCCCATATGTCTGGGATCCGACGTTTCTTCTGGACGAGGGCCGCCGCCATCTACAATGGCGGCCAACTGGGCCAGATGAAAAGGAGCTCATCGTGATTACGGAGCCCAATATTTCATTCCAGAAGAGCTCAGTCATCCCTCTTCTCATGATTGATCGCTGGTATCGGAAGAATAAGGGGTGGAATGGGCGTGTCGTCGTTGTAAATGGGCCGCGCATTATGCAGATTCCGCACTTCAAGAAGAATGTGTATGAGACTCTGGACATTGTGAAAGACGGAAAGGTGGAGATGGCGGATCGCAAGGATATTATTACTACGCTTAAGGCGTATCCGAATGCGACCTTTGTCTGTCATCAGTTCAATAACGAGTTTAACTACATGGTTATGGAGCTGATGTGGCTGGGCTTTCCTGTTCTTCACAATGCGAAGAGCTGGGAACAGTATGGGTATTATTATCCTGGATCCGATCTGGACGCGGGGGGGTCTATCTTATCTGAAGTGAAAGGGCATGGAGGAAAGCTTGAGATCTACAAGGCGCATGCGCGGGCCTTGGCGTGGAGACACTCACCCTACAATCCTGATGTTCAGAAGGCGTGGGAGAAATTGTTGGAATAGAGTAACATCGTGACTTTATTTAAATAAATGTCAAACGACTAATAACCCGTCAAAACTTAAAATTAATGAAGCTCTTTGAGCTTCATTAATTTTAAGTTCCTACGGTAGATGTTTGCAGTTAATCAGACAACTAGAACTCTATTAGGAGATCCAAATGCAGCCGCCGTTTTAGATGATGTAAAAAATAAATTATCTCTTTTTGAATCGGTTCACGATTTTGGATCGAGCGGTTTGCCGCAAGATTTCGTCACGAATACAGAGGGTGTTTTTTATACAAAGAAACGAACAATCTTTAATTATTTAAGAGGATCTTTTGGCCTTCCTGAAAATATTTCTGTAGGATATGGCCAATTAACCTGCCACCAGACAAGAGTCTATACTCGCTCCCTAATTCCAAGGAATACTATCGAAGATGTTTTTCTTAACTGGGCGGTGCAGTGGTATGGTGCAGGCCCCTATCAACAGTTTAATTATGACACAGTAACCTATGCTAATTTTACTGGAGCTTTCGGGCCTAATCTTATATTTTCTATTGATTCTGCAGTTAAACTAAATACCGCTGTAGAAAGACTTTTTAGGGCCGATAATAATAACACCTTTTTTCAGGTTCTTGATGCTGAGAAGGTAAATGATCCTGCATCCCACGCTATAGATCACAACACAGGAATGATATTACTTCAAGAAACAGGGGCAGCGGTAAGAAATTATGCTGATCTTCCTGGATTTACAGATGTAAGAGTCAATGGATTTACAGGCACTAGTTCAACTATTCGTTTAACAAATGGAGCAGACTCAATTACTTCAAATCCTGTGGTAAATAGATCAACAAATCATATCAATTGTATTCCTTTTGTTAAAAATGAACTAACTAGAATTTTACGTGAAGCAAATGATACTGGGAACATTTCTATTGATCCTGCATCTGTAGCTTTTTATAATAGAATAGGGGGGTATTTAGTATTGCCATATAGAAATAATTTATTTAATACATTCTCAAAGAAAAGAAGTGGTGATCAACTTCAAGTTCTTGCGTGTAAAACTTCAATTACATATACTATTCTTGGGCAAAGAACTCCTTACACTGTAACACATAGTATATTTGCTTCTATAGACCGACTAGCAATTGCTTTTGCAATTTTGAATGGTGTAAATTGTATTTATGTGAAAGGGCGGCAACTTTTCTTTTTCCCTAGCGCCACCCGAACAACGGTAAATGTAGGATTTAATGTAGTTGAGATCAACGCTTCAAAGCTCTTAATTCCTCAACCTCCTGCAGCTGCTCCTAGGGTTGGGCGAGGAGGTGGTATACAAAGAGGTGGAAGGGTTGATTGGGGGCAGCATAAAGCGTATATTCGTTCATCGCCAACTGTCCTATTAGATATAATTAATTATAGAAATTTGGGAAGATTTCAGGAAAGATTTCAGGGAATTTATTCACAAATAAGAAATATAAGATATTTAACAGAAGAGGGGGGTAGAAGCACTTATAGTGATTATATAAGAAATGAATCAGCAACACCTCGGAATATTTTTACTGATATAAATAACCCTGCAGGTAGACCCGTTACAGAATATCCTATATTTCTAAGAACACACGATGACTCAGACTTCATTTCTATTCACGATGCTGGAAACAATATGATGATATATGTAAATAATCATGACCCACCTATTGATGAATTTAGTATTGATTCGTATGCTGGAGTATTAGCTGCAATGAGTAGTGATCAATTAGATCGAATAGCTAGTATTGATGAGAGCCTTAGAGTTGAAGAAAACCAACCAGTAGAAGCTTTACAAATTATTTCATTATGGAGAATATTTTATATAGTAGCAGGAGTAGCAGGAGTAGCAGCAGCAGGAGTAGCAGCAATGCAAGCACGATATAGTTCTAACCAGCGGGCTGGTGGGAATGAATACCAACAGGCTTATAGCCTCGTTCTAGCTGGTCATGAAATAACTACACTCTGTGATCCTGAACAAAAAGAGGGGTGGAATGTTAAGTTCTATCTTGTAGATGATGGAATTCCCTTCTATCATACAAACTTTCCCGAAATTTATGCCTTTTTTAGATGCTGCTTAGATGAGACCGCTCTAGATTATAGGTGGTTAGCAAAGTATCTTCAGTTTAAGAAAGATGCCTTTGCTGCAGGTGTTTCTGCTGGATTAAATAGAATTTTCTTTGAAATGGGCCTTGAGTTTAGACAGGCCGCTGCAGAAGAAGGAGATATCCCTGAGGAACAGATTGAACTTTTTGATGAAGTTTTAGTTAATGCCGCGGCCCTAACAAAGAAACACGAGGCTGCATTTGAGGGGTCTCCTACAGAAATTCTTAAGTATATGAGTAAAAATGATCTAACACCCTTGAGCTTTACTCATTACTACCAAAGAGCTTATAAAAATCAAGTTCCTGCAGCGCCTACTAAAAAGCAGGCACCTTTTTATGTAAAACCAAAGAATCTACTTGCACCAGGGGCTCCTCGCAAGGCTCCTCGTGCAGTGAAAGCAGGAGGGAGACGGACTAAAAAGAAAATAATATCTAAGAGAAGAAGAACACACAGAAAGAATGGTGCCTCCCGTTCGCTGGTATGATCTTTTATCCACGTGGATCTTTATTATTTCTGCACTCTATCCGCTACACAAAATCTCCACATTTCCTCTGAATATCTTGGCATCTGTTGGCTGCTTTGAGCCCATTCTAAATCCTCACAAGGAGAGCATGGTAAAGAATATCTATATTATCTTACTTCACACCCTCCCATTTCTCTGGATTCCATATGAGTTTACGACACAAACCTTGGTGTTTGCCCTCTGCGTAATTATTGCGTATCTAATCTTTATGGAGGTTCTGGATAAGAATCCGTTCCGAGTATATACTAACCTCTTGAATGAGAGTCACAAAACGGCGACTGAGTTTCTCTGCGATCGCTTCGGGGTTTATTGCCACGACGTCAAGTAAAATTGAAAAGGTGGCTGGTTTGCCCCTCCAGTATACAAAATGTCAACTCTCCGCGTTCGCCAGATCATCGAGGGCATGGATGCAGTGAGCCGCGCTAACCTCAAGAAGCTTCTTCCTCCAAAGCTGAAGATGCCTGACGCCGAGACCCAGCGCTACCCCAACGCCCTGCTAGGATGCTTTCCTGAACCCTATTCCTATCTTGGCATTCTGGCAGAGCATCTTCTTCGTCTTCCTTCATCTTCTATTACTGTGGATACACTGATTGCAACAGCAAAGAGTGTGTGCACAGAGTTTGGTGTAGAGCAAGAGGCAAAGGTTCGCAAGTCCAAGACAACCGAGCCCTTCCTTGAGTGTCTAATCGCAACACGCAAGGAACTAGAGAAGGTTCTTGTTGCCGGCCAACCACTCGAGTTTGAGCCGACAATTACGAGCGGCTCCGTCGAGGGCCATCCTGATATGAAGAACACGTCACAAATCTTTGAGATCAAGCTGACAGGCATGATGAAGGCAAACTGGACCGCGTTTCTTCTCCAGGTCTTCGCATATGGGGCTATTGCTACCGCGACGACCGATCTCTATCTCGTGCTCCCTCTTCAGAAGACGGTGTGGCACGCAGACATTCGCGGTTGGAAGAAGCGCAACGAGTTTCTGGAGGCTTTGACGAGTTGGTCCACGAAACAGCAGACAACGGGTCTAGAGACAGCTCTAATGGCCATGGCTTTGTGCGCCGAGCACCGAATTGGATGCCACGTTGGAAAGCAGAAGGTTCTTGCGACCACTCTGGCTGGGCTCGGCGACTACTCGCGCCCCTACCAGCTCTTTCTCGGTGGACCTCAGAACTCTAAACTAGTTATTGCCGACGATGATCTTGCCGCGAGCCTTGGTCTTGTAACGAAGACTCGGGCAAAGATCTATGTCCACAGCCAGTATATAATTAATCTGTGCGCGCCGACCGACACGTGGCACACGGATCTTCTGATCAAGAATCTGCAGTATACACGCGCCTTTGGCGGCCTCGGTGTCGTGGTTCACGTTGGAAAGTCGACGACACAGGGAGTGCCCGAGGCTTTGGAGAAGATGCGGGCGGCTATTGGCCTAGCCATTGAACATGCAACGGTGGACTGTCCTCTTCTTCTTGAGACGCCTGCGGGTCAGGGCACAGAGACGCTGAAGGATATGAATGAGTTTCTGAACTTCGTAGACTCCTTCAAGGATCAGCGGCTCCGTGTCTGCCTGGATACATGCCACGTCTTTGCCTGTGGACACAAGCCTCTTGAGTATATCAGCGCGGCCCTGGCAAGGCCGGCGCTCTTGAAGCTCATCCATTTCAATGATTCTCTGGGTGGCTGTGGATCGTGCGTAGATCGCCACGCGTCCATTGGAGCTGGCAATATTGGTATGGAGGGGATGCGCGCAATTGCGGAGACGTGCTCGGCAGCTGGGCTTCCGATGATTATTGAGTAACGTCGTGACTTCGTTAAAATAAATGTCCAACCTCGTTATGTGCGCTTAAAAACATGTATACGTTTCTTTAAAGTGAAAAGATGCGCATAGCTGTTGTAGGCAAATGCCAATTTTCCATGTTTAGTGGAAGCCAGGCAAATGCTACTCTTGCGGTAGCGGAAATTTTTAAGCTCCAGGGCCATGAAGTCTCCATTGTCTCCGTGGGAGAGACGACCTGGTGGGACGATGTGAACTCTTTGAAGGAAGAGTGGCCTGTTGTTCTATCAAGCCAGATCACGACCCCCTTTGATTTCAGCATTGAAGTTGGATATATGGTGGAGAGCCTGGAGGAGCGCAAGAAAATCGCAAATAAGACAGTTGTTTTAATCCGCAAGCATGCTGCCATAGATGAAATCGAACACTCCCTATTTCCGACTTCGGACAGATTCAGGTGCTGGGAGGGTGTCTCCGAAGTCTGGGCCTCCGATGCTTTCTGCAATTCAGACGATATTCAGATTCTGGAGACACTCTCACGCCTTCCTGTCTTCCGTGTTCCCTATGTCTGGACTCCTACCGCTGTAGAGAAGCACAAGGCAGAGATCAAATCTCCTCTCTGGTTACAACTCAATCATACATTCTTGGAGCAGGAGGAGAACAAGGGAAAGCAGCATTCTTGGTCTGTGCATATTGCCGAGACAAATACGACAAGCACGAGCAGCTGCACATTGCCGACTCTAATTGTGCGCGAGGCGTATATGAGCAAGGCGCTGCCTATAAATAAACTGCAGATTCATAATGGAGATCATGTTAACAAAAGCAAGTTTTTTCATGATAATGTGTGGCGGCATGCACGCGTGGATGACTTGAGTGGCAGTTTTCTCGGTCGGCAGCGCGTGATTGATTGGACATTTGAACCGATGAGTTGTGTTGTGACGCACCAGCGCTTTGTTCCGTTTCGCCCCATGCTCTTTGATCTGATGTGGATGGGAATTCCGTTTGTTCACAATTCAGAAATGATTCGTGATTTTGGCTTTGGTATAGAGCGGTTCTATTATAAGGATAATCGGATCACGGAGGGCGTGACTGCGTTAGCCAATATGAATGCTGATTTAATGGCGAGGAGAGGCTATTTTAGTTTAGAGGGACTCAATGGTCTTCGCCGAAGCATTTTAGAGAAGGTCTCACCGTTCAGCAGCTATATTCAGGCTGTTTGGAAGGAGAATCTGGAGCGCGTTTTTGCGGAAAAAGAAGCGTCAGCTTCTAGCGAAGCGTCATTAGCTTCTAGCAAAGCATTAGAGGAAACCAACGTCCTAACCATCGGCTTCTGCGACATGTGGGACAACTTCCAGCCCTCTTATAATTTTTTCACTCTTCTCCTTGAGGCCGCAGTAGCAGGAAAGATGAAGATCAGAGGTGTTGGTCTTACGAAGGGGTCTACTGAGAAGCCTGATCTCATCGTATTCGGCCCGTTCGGTCGCACATGGATGGAGTTTCCTCCGTCCATACCCAAGGTCTACTTTACAGGAGAGAATACACCGAAAATTCAGTATCCTGGTGTTGAACTCAACCTCTGTTATGCACATGAGGATATGACAAATGAGAAGTATCTACGCCTTCCTCTCTGGATCCTAGAGATCGACTGGTTCGGCGCAGATGCTGAGCGCATCGTGAATCCCAAGCCAATCCCTCTGGACCGTTGCACGAAGGTATTCCCTGAAGAGATGGCACATAAGAAGAAGTTCTGCTCTTTTATTGTCAGTAATCCGAGCAACCCTGTTCGCAACTCCGCCTACCAATGGCTCAGTCAATACAAGTCTATTGATAGCGGTGGCCCCCTTTTCAATAATATGGGAGATATTCTTCGTGCTGGCACAGGGGGTGGTGGGGGTGAGCTGAAAAAGCTAGAGTTTCTCAAGGATTACAAGTTCAGTATAACCTATGAAAATAGCTCCTCGCCTGGCTATGTGACGGAAAAGATACTGCACGCGAAGGCGGCTGGCTGTATTCCTATTTATTGGGGCGATCCCAAAATTAATCGCGACTTTGACACGGCCGGTTTTATCTGTGCACAGAATTTCAAGTCTCCTGCAGAACTTATTGAGGCTGTCAAGAAGGTGGATGAGGATGATACACTATGGAAGAAGATGTTTTCTGTTCCTGCACTCGATGAGTATAAGCTGGAGTGGACCCGTCGCACCCTATCTGAGTGTGCTAGACGAATGCTCTGCCTTGCGACAAAGACAAACTACTCGGTGCCGCGGTTCATTGGGGCGAAGACATCTTCACCAGTGTTAGCTTCTAAAGAAGCGTCAGCTTCTAAAGAAGCGTCAGCTTCTTTAGAAGCGTCAGTGTCAGTACCCTACGTCGTCACCTTTACAACGCGCAGATTCCTCCCTTCTCTCCAACTCTGGCTCAGTGCAATGGATACGCAGCGCAAGGGGGTCCCTGATCTCAAGGGGCGCGTCTATTTTGGAGAGGATGTTCCGCAGGAATCAATCCAGACTGTGATGTCTACATACCCTTGGATAGAGACTGCATTATTACCTGTAAAGGAGGTTCCTCCTAACTTTCCAGATATCTGGGAACCGCAACATTTCGCCTGGAAACTCTGGATCTACAAGACACTAGCAGATGATCCGCGCTTGAAGGGATCCCTCATCTTTTATTCAGATGCCGGCTGTTTCATGTGCCGCTGGCCCACGGCCTGGATCCAGAAAGCGTCTGTTGCAGATATCTGCTTCCTAGAGGATCCTCGCCAGAAGAATGAGCAATGGTGCCATGATGTGTTTATGCGAGCCCTGGAAGTTAGAGAACACGAAGCGAAGGCGCAGCAGATTGTTGCAGGAATTCTTGTCTTTAGGGCAGGAGTCCCGCGTGTTTGCGCCCTGTTTGATGAGGCGTGGCGTTTAGGACAGAGAAAAGAGATCATTGTTGGAGAGAAGTTCAGAGGATTCCTACCTGATGGACGGCCTCGCGGCCACCGCCATGATCAGAGTATCCTAAGTATTCTCTCTATGCGCCACGGAGCTGCGCGCTTTCCCCTCGATGATGTGTATGGTGATGTGTCCCTGCGCGAGACATTCAATACAGGTAAAGCCATTTACTGCCATCGTAACCAATTCAAGCTAAACAAGCCTTTTTCAAAGGGAATTGACGATTGCTACATTATTAACTTGGATCGACGTGCAGATCGGATGGAGCGGCTTTACAAGACAACACCTGATCTAAAGACAAGAGCAAAGCGCTTCTCTGCCATTGAAGGAAAAAAGTTACAACTCACACCAACTCTGGCAGGCCTCTTCAAACCGCATGATTTCATGTGGAAGAAGCCGATTATGGGCTGCGCACTCAGTCACTTGAGTGTCTGGTGGAAGCTTCTCACAGAGCATCAGGATATTCAGACATTTTTGGTTTTGGAGGATGATGTGAAGCTGGATCCGACATGGGAGGCTAAATGGCTTGCAGCCGAGCCGCATCTACCCGAGGATTGGGATGTGATTTATCTGGGTGGAATCCTACCCCCTAATCGTGCGGGCTTCGAACAAATTAAAGATCGTGTAAATGAGCATTTCAGTCGCGTGGCACCGAACTCGGCCTTTGGTCAGAATCCTCCAACCCGCTATTTTCACTGGTGCGCCTACGCATATGTTCTCTCTAGACGTGGTGCAAAAAAGATCATTGATGTGATGGCGTCAAAGGGTGGATACTGGACAAGTGCGGACCATATGATCTGCAACCCTATCAATGTGATGAATCTGTATTTCTTGGATCCTCTTGTTGCGGGATGCTACCAGGACGATGATCCTAGATACCAGCAGAGCGCATTCAATGATTTCAATCGCGTGGATTCGTTTGATAGTGATCTGTGGAATAATGATGAGCGATTCAGTGAAGAGGAGGTTCGGGCGGCAATGGCTCTAGTTCCTTCTTCAATTGGTATTGACAAGGCGGTTCAGGAGGCGGCGGCGTTTTCTTCTGATGCAGCCACGCCTTTAACCGCTAAAGCGGCGTCACCTGCACCGCATCCAAATGCAATCAACGACGCCCCTACTAGGACTTTCAAGCACCGTATCTATTGTCTGCCTGAACACAACCTTGACTTCAGTCAGCTCTATGAAAAGGAGTGGCTCACAGAACTTCTTGGAAATCCCACCAGTGTTCAGATTGAGCATGTTGATCTTTCAAAGAAGATACCTCTGGATGAGACACCCATTGTCGTTGTTCAGAGACCATGGCTTAGTCACTACACCGCTTTACTGCAAGGATGGTCTTTTCAGGGGATCCGTTTCTATGTCCTCCATCTCAGCGATGAGCATTGCACCGATCATCTTGCCCTTTATGACCTCCCTGGCTGTATTAAAGTGGTCCGCATGTATGAGAGGGAAGATTTAACAGACGCACAGAGGGCCAAGTCTCTGATCATCCCTCTCGGATATCACTGGACGATGCGGGGAGGTGGAAACCCAATGCCTGTGGAGAGGACGCCGCGCCTTCCATTCCGCAACTTCCGCTGGTCTTTCTTTGGCACGAATTGGCGGGGTCGCAAGGATGCGCTTACACCCCTTATGCAGTTTGAGCCAAATCGCGCCAAGTTCCTCGATACATGGAACGACCCTGCAATGATCAGTTACGATGAGTATATTGGAACCCTATTAGACACTGTCTTTGTGCCGTGTCCTGGTGGAAATAACGCGGAGACATATCGCTTCTACGAGGCGCTTGAATGCGGCTGCGTGCCGATCGTGGTTCGGGAACAAGGTGACGAATTGTTTGTTAAGAAGATAACAAGCAATATGCCGATTTTAGCGGTGCCTTCTTGGGCTGAAGCAGCGATGCTAATGCGGCAGCTGTATGGAGATAAGGAACTGCTCGAGAAATACAGACTGAATATTCTGAATGGCTGGAGGGCTTGGAAGGGGCGTCTTGTGACTGAAGTCAAGGGGGCGTTTCAGATATAGGATAATGGCCTAGGTATGAATATTCATACATTTGGTGATAGTCATTGTCATAATGGATGGATGCCAAATGTGAAAACTCACCACCTAGGCCCCAAATTATGCTATTCAATTGGTCGCGATGGGATAAGTATTAGGGGGTCAGGTGTTGTTAATAATGATATTATTATTTTTTGTTTTGGCGAGATTGATTGTAGATGTCATATCCATAAGCATATTGGTAAGAAATCCTATAAAGAGATAATAGATGATATAGTAGAAAAGTATTTCATTGCACTTAAAAAATGCATTGAATCACTTACTGTAACGACCTGTGTGTATAATGTTGTTCCTACAGTTCGCGCAAAAGATATAAAAGAAAATCCTGAGTTTCCCCTGGTAGGAAGCGATGAAGAACGAAAACGGTATGTTCTCTATTTTAATTCTAGATTAAAAGATAAATGTCATGAATATGGGTTTATATTCTTTGATGTATATGACAAGTATATAGATAAAGATGGATTCTTAAATAGGGGGTTGAGTGATGGGAATGTTCATATACAAGATGGTCGTTTTATAGAGAACTTTCTAAAAACATGAAAAGAAGCGGGTCCATGTTCTTTTAGGAGGTGTTGACGCGGCTGACGCCGCAGCCACCTTCGTCCACTGATCAAAGGTATAGCGATCACCCATAGAAGTATTGCAACGAGAACAGAGTGGATAGAGATTGTCCACCGTTACAGGACCACCTTTTGACTCAGGAATATTATGCCCACTCTGAAAATCAAACACTGTTATTATATTTGGACACCAAGATGTTAAACATTTATGTTCAAATACTTTACCACATCTCTTAATCCAAACAGCCTCGCGAATGGCAACAGGAATTTTCTGCTTTCTTGAAGCCTTTACTCTTTTTATTGAAGATATAGTGTTAAATAAGTTTCTAACACTGCTCCTATGCGGCATGCTTAATTAAAGAGAAGATGTTTAAAGCCGTGCCCCGATTTACTGTAGAACCATGTCTGACGGGCCCAGTTATCTTAAGCCCCTGGAGTCCCAGCTTGCCCTTTCGAATATCGGCTTTGGCACCATGTTTACTGAGGGCTCGAAGGCTACTCCTGCTCCTGCCCCTGCAACTGCAGTAACAACAGTCGCGAGCTCAGCCAAGATTCACTTCATGCTTGTGAGCACCCACCTCCAGCAGTTCACCGGTTATTCCAAGGTGTCCCACAACCTCGTTCTTGAAATGTCCAAGCAGCCTTGGGTTCGCCTTGTCCACTATGGTTTTCAGAAGAACCCGCAGTCTCCTCCTAATTACCGCGGCTACCCTTCCAATGTAGATGTGATTGATGCGGCTGGCCTGGAGGCGCAGCAGCAGGGGCAGGGGCAGCAGGGATTCGGCTTCGCCCAGCTGCCCGAAGTGATTCGTCGCAAGGACCCTGACGTTGTTATGATCTACAACGACATGTCCGTCGTCGCGCGCTTTCTTGAGGAGATCCGCAAGTCGGGCATCCCGCGCACCTTCAAGATCTGGATCTACGTGGACCAGGTCTACACGACGCAGCTGCAGATGTATCTGGACGTGCTGAACCGCGACGCCGACCGTATCTTCGCCTTCACGCCCTATTGGAAGCAGTGCCTCAAGGACCAGGGTATCACGCGCCCCATTGATATCCTGCTCCACGGCTTTGACAGCAAGACTTTCACGCCTGTTTCCAAGGAGCTTATCCGCAAGCAGATGAACCTGCCGCAGGATGCGTTTATCTACCTCAGTCTGAATCGCAACCAGCCTCGCAAGCGCTACGATATTCTGATCCGCGCCTTCGTTGAGCTCGTCGTCAAGTATCCGACGAAGCCTGTTTTCCTGTTGTGCATCTGCGACAAGGGAGAGAAGGGTGGCTGGTGGCTCTTTGAGATCTTCCAGCGTGAGCTCAAGATGCGCAATGTGAAGATCGAGCAGTTCGGTAACCGTCTCATGCTCAGCAATCAGGACATGAGCTTCCGCGACGAGGACATCAACATGTTCTACAATGCCACAGATGTGGGTGTGAGCTCGGCCGACGGTGAGGGCTTCGGTCTCTGCCACTTCGAGCAGATGGGTGTGGGTGTTCCGCAGGTTGTGCCTGATATCGGCGGGTTCAAGGAGTTCTGCTCAGCCGATAACACTGTGCTCGTGAAGCCGACGGAGCGCTACTATATGCCGACCGCATTCAGCCCTGTAGGTGGGGAGTGCCACGCAGTCACGCCGCATGATCTCTGTCTCGGCATGGAGGAGTATCTGCTGAACTCGGACAAGCGAGAGGCTCACGGAAAGGCGGCGCGCGAGAAGGTGCTCAGCTACACATGGGAGCGCGCGGCCCTGCCCCTTATCAAGCAGCTCAAGAGGGCTCTTGAGGACATGGAGGAGGCTGCTTAATAAATTAAAATTATAATTTAGGATGAATTTAATATATGTCTTGTGCTATGACGATACTACCGAAAAAATAGCAAAAGATATGTATAAATGCTATGCGTGGAGCCGTATACTCCGTCTTCCATCTTCAAACATATATCTAGAAAGTATCATGTATAAGGGAAAAATGATGGAATTAGAAGATGAATGGAAAGATAAAAAGTATGTTGGCACTATTTCTTGGAAGTTCTTTAAAAAATCTAATTTAAATCTTCTTAATCAACTCATGATGAGCGCAAATAACTATGATTTTATTAAACTAATAAAATCATCTGAAGATGGACACTGGCACGATACTCTGATGGAAAAAATAACGATAGAGTTTTCTTCAAGAGTTGGCATAGTAGTTCCAAAGAAACATAAGTGGTTTTTCTGCAATTACTGGTGTTCTACGCCTAGTTTTATGCGTGAATATTGCAAATGGTTTCAATCTACTGTGGTCCCAGCTATAGATCTATATCCAGACTTAAAAGAAAAGTGTAACTATGAAAATGGTGTTCTTACTGCTGAAGAATGCCTCGTAAATTTGGGAGTTCCTCATTATCCATATTTACCTTTTATTTGTGAGCGTCTTATTTCACTTTATCTTTCAAAGAAACCTTCATTAAAAGTGAATCAGTTTAAAAGTCACCATAGTAAATAGAATGACAAAGGGAAATACCATTATCGTAACAGCAATAGCCCTTTTATTACTTGCACTTATTGTCTCCCGGTTCTATCCCTTTTCCGAAGGGTTCCAGGCCTCAAAGAATGATCTTTGCGCCACCTTGAAGAAGGGCAAGGCTGATATCCAGGCGCAGCTGGACCAGGCGAATGCGACAATTACAGATGCTACGGCGCAGATTGCAAAGATTCAGGCCTCTCTCAATGAAATTACGACAATGAGCAGCTCTTTTTCTTGTTAACGCATACTACCGTCGTGACTTTAAATTAAGGAAGCTTTAGCTTCCTTAATTTAAATGTCCTACGACGTTTATGGTGGCAGGCCTCACAATTAAGGAAGCTCTCTGAGCTTCCTTAATTTTGAGCGCCA